CAGGCCCATCACTCACGCCCCATGTCGGAGTCCCCGACGTGCCGCAATACATGTCATCGGCGGGAGTAGTGGGAAAATTGCTGGCCGCGCCACTGATTACAAACTGCCCCGTTCCCACCCCACTGCACCCAAAACACGATCCACCGGGGATGATATTGAGCGTGAATGTCTGGTTGACCGATCCGGCTGAGTTGGCCGCGTGAATAGTCAACGTCACTACCGCCACCGTTGTCGGTGTGCCACTCAATGTTGCGTTTCCCGTGCCATTGTCTACAAATGTGACTCCCGACGGCAGCGTCCCGCCAATAATCGTAAACGCCGGCGTTGGCGTCCCTGTAGCCGCGACCGTAAACGTGTTAAACACATTGATCGTAAAGAACGCGGTCGCCGCGCTGGTGAATACAGGCACAGTGGTGGATTGCGTCAGAAACGTCGAGGCTGCACTCTTATACAAAGGCGCGTATGTGGTCTGGGAATACGATGAGCACCCACTCGGCGGGTAATTCGGGTCCAGCATCAGCGCGATGTCGCAAAAGTAAGCCTCTAAGTTGGTCGCCAGATACTGCTGGATCAGTGGGAGATCGCCGGGGTAACCATTGGGTGCCGGGAACGGTCCTCCGCCGGTGAGAGTGGTATTGGTGCATCCGGTGTCGATGGATAGCGATCCGGTTATCGGCTGCGATCCACTAGGCACGGTGCAGGTGCCATTGGCACAAGTGTTTACTGAGCAATTCCCCGGTGTCGAACCCGGATTCGATGCATTCGTGGTCTGGATGGTTTGTGTTGGATAGTCACCGTTCGGTGTGGTCGTGTTGTAGGTCTTGAACAACTCCGCCCAGTTGCCACCGTGGAGAAGTGACCCGTCGGCGGGGACGCCACTGTTATACGTGACCGTCCCACACCACGCGGGGGCTGGAGTCGATGCATAACATCCGAGCGTATAAGCGTGATCGGTGCTGAGAGCGTTGTTGTCCCCGCCGCAATTCGCGCCATAAATATAGACCGCTTCCTGATTCGGGTTGGTATTCAGATTCCCCACGCAGGCAAAGTCCGTCCCGCCACCCGCTCCGGACTCAAACGCATACATGACTTTTTCGTAGCTCAGATACTGGTTCGCGGTATACCACGGCCATAGGTTGCTGTTGTCTTGAGAGGACTCGCCGCCCTTACTGAGTCCCATCCGGATATACCCGATGGAGTTTTTGTAATGCGTATCCATCGACGCCCACAGGGATTGCAGTCTCACCCGGTTCGGCAACTCATACGGGATCGGGAATGTGGCTTGCAGCAAGGGTAGTGGCGCGGTATTGATGTTGAGGGAATGAGCGGCGCTGATCTGGCCTCCGGTGAGCGTTGTGGATGCAGTCGTAGTGAGCGCCGGGGAGCATGTATAGGAGACCTGATTCGTGGACTGGTTGATGGACTGGATGGTAGCGGTGGTGCTGGTTGCCGACCCGCAATTGAAATTGGAGCCGTTGACGCCGCTGACTCCGGATATGAATCCCGTGTTACCGTTGGCGTATGTCGGAATGCTGCTTACCGTAATCGTCGCTACTCCGCTGCCGTTGATCGATGCGGTGCCGTTGACCACGAGCGAGTAGCAAGGAAGCGACAAACTGCCGGGGTACGTCGAATCGCACCAGCCATCCTGTGGAGGAGCGTGTAAGCCGCTGCTGGGAGTGAGCGTCCAGCATGCCGCATTCCCGGTCGAGCACGATCCGGTTCCATCTACGCATGGCGAACTGGGAGTGAGCAGACATGCGGGTGGAGACGTGGCAGTCTTACAGGCATCGTAATGGGTATCGGTGCCAGTCGCGTTACTGCACGTCAGTTTGGTCATCTGCCAGTACTGTCCGCCGAACAGGATGTAGTCACCGGGAAGATAGTAGCCGCTATTCTGTCGGGACAACACCCCGCTCTGGTGCGCGCAATCGGTGTCGAGATTATCCGCCCAATCCTGAGTGAACTCATATCCCGGAGTCGCGGTGTTGCCTGTCCCGCCGCCCGCGCCGTAGCTGGTATTGACGGGGATGAAATTGTTCCAGTATCCGAGCGCGGCCACTTTATCGACCACATTGTCGATGTCCTGCGGGGATGACCCCGAGAACACGATATTCGGGCATCCACCGCCCGCGATGGAAGACGTGCCGACGTGATCGAGGTAGGTGCCGTTGGCTCCCGTGCAGTTGGACGCCGTGCAGCCTACGTTAGGGAACCAAGTGACGCCAGTCAGGTACTGTCCCGGCGTGAATAGATTCAGAATCCCCGTCCCCGAGCCGATCAGGTGGGAGTATGTGCTGACACTGGAATTGATCGGGGGAGCGTAGGCGTTGATTTGCTGCGCTGGATGGGTGCCGGATTGATAGAGTACCATGTTGCTGCCAGCCGGGGCACCGATCCCGGTGAGCGAGATGTTGTTCGGGCTGGAGGTTGCGTTTGTGGTCAGGACGAGAGTAGCGGTCTTGGGTGCGAAATATGTCGGGTGGAATGTGACCGTGATCGTGCAACTGGACGAGGCGGTTAATGTCGATCCACATGTGGTGGTGTTCGCGAATTGCGTGCTCGTGGGCAGAACATTGGCGATCGCGATGGATGAGATGTTGAGGGTGGCCGTTCCCGTGTTGGTGACCGTGATGGACTGCCCAGCAGAGGTAGTCCCCGATGCCTGTGGGCCGAATGTCAGGGTGGTTGCGGACAACGACACTACCGGTGCAGTGCTCGCTGCCGGGTAACACGTTAGCCTGTCAAACGCATACGGGCCTCCGGTGCCGTTCGCCGCTCCGCTCATTGTGTTGAGGTAGCAGTCCATCGCGGGGTTGGAGGTGACGCGGCCACCAGCGGACAGGGCAAACGACTCCCCGCTACCGCATTGACTGGCATTGGTGGCTTCCGAGGAGCAAAATGTGACTCCCGTGTCGGTGCATGGCGCGATGCCCGTGGATGTTTTGTAGCACTGGCCGGCGTTCCCGCCTGTGGTGTTTTCGGGATGCACAGGTGGCCACACTTTTCCCGCGGGCCACCACGATGGCTGCGAGGAATACAGGAATGACGGTGGCGCAGTGTGCGTGGATGGTACCGCGTTTTGATACAGTCCACCGGGGAGGCCGCTGCTGGGGACTTCTGCGGAGTTGAAACTCTGGGCGTTACATTCTGCCGACGTGGAGGTCGATCTGCATTCCGCGTAATTACCCCACAGATACCGGGTGGTGGCGACCAGTGAATCCGCACACGCGATCAATCCACTCGATGGCCCGCATGCCAGACCTACTTCGGGGTAGGTGCCGAGACCGACTACCGACGTATACAGGTTGGTGCCCGGCGGCGACGAGGAGTAGAGCTGGTGCAGCAACTGGCTGCCAATGACGTTGAATATTCCATTCTCATACCGATCACAGGGGTTCATGCGCAGAGGAACGGTTTCGGAACTGGTCACGTATCCTTGATTGGTCTGATAGCCGTCCCAGCGGTTGCGGAAAAACGTGTTGAGATCGTGGCAGCCGTGGAAATTATCGCCATAGTAGGCGGCGGTGATATTCCCCTCGGCCAGCGCGAACAGGACTATCGAGTGGAACTGGTTCGGCGCACCCAGCCAGTTGGAGCCCGCGGAACTGAATCCCGTGCCAGCGGCGTAATTGTATGTCGCCGCGCACCCCTCGCAGTCGGAATTGTAGAACTGCGTCTCGCCGGGGAGTTGGGAAATATTATTCTCCACCAGATCATCCGATGCGGTCTGCGCCGGGATGCCGTAGGTGTCGCAACTGCCTCCCGATGTGCCGCACGCGAATCCCCAAAAGTAGGAATCCCGGACGGTGCATTTGTTGCACGATGCCAGATCCACGTGTCCCCAATTGGCGGAGGTGGAACTATTGCGGATGCTGCGGATACCCTTCGCCCAGCATCCGGTGCAGTTGTAGAAAATAATACCATCCGTCGCAGTGGACCCGTTGTTGGTGTGGTCGAGCGACAGGTCTTCGACTGCATCGCCGTATACAGGGATAGACGACCACCACGCGCCGGGAGATTGAGCGGAATTCCAGTTCGCGGCGTAAATGGTGGGGGAGATCGGTACCGTGTACGGTCCCGTGCCCGTTATCGTGCCGTTGACGTTGACGATTTGCTGCTGGCCGCGAACAGTGGTGAGCGATCCATCCCCGCGCTGGAATCCGCTGGTCGAGGTACCGTTGTAGCAGGGATTGGATTGATCGTAAATCTCGCACCCGACGTAGAGGTTGCCGTTGTCGGTCTGATTGTCGATCTGGTCGAGGATGAGTGGTGCACCGTTGGAGAGATTGGTGTCGGCGCTCAATAACACATAGGCTGCGTTTTTGGCGTAGGTCCCGGATGTGCATGGGAGTGTGATACAACTCCCCAGCCAATTTGCGCTGTTAATCGCGCCGCCGTTCGCGTAGTTGTTGTCTCCCCCCGCCGCGCAGACATCGTGACCGTTGCAGTAATTGGAATTGGAGATCGAACCCGAGAAGACGATAAACGTCGAGTTCGCGCCTTGACCACGGAGAGTCACATAACTGTTGGGTGTGGTTCCGGTTTTGAAGAAGTTGATACCCGATGAAAGAGTGAATGTGCCAGCACCGAGAAGAACATATTGGTGTGCGCCGCACGCGGCAATCGCGTTGTTGATCGTCGCAGCGGTTCCAGTATAGGCCGCGATAGTAGAGCCGCACTGGGTCCGGGTTTCGTTAATCAGCGGCGCGCCGGGATTCCATACTATCGCGCGCGATGGGTCGAGGATGCCGTTCCATAGAGTCTGCGCCTGAGACACAGTGCAAATCCCGGCTAAAGCGAGGGTGAGTAGACATTTTCGCATTACGATCCACTGTACTAGTAAGCCATTGCCGCGCTCAGATTGGATAACGTAGCGCACGCTCCGGCGGTAACCTCCCCAACCACGTAATCGCCGGAGTTGACGGTGGTGCTGCTGACTGTGCCGTTGACGATGGCGTTGGCCGCCGTGACTGTAACCGTGCCTATGGTGGTTGGACTCGCGCATGTCGCCGAAGTGCCGCATTCCAGGAATGTGATCGTTGGATTTGTGGTGCAGGTCGCCAGAGCTGCCGCCGACGCCGTGATGTTTTGTACGGTCAGTGTGTGATCGGCTCGCATCGACCCGGCGAAATCAGCGCCCACGATACCCGTGATGGAGCTGGCGGTGACTTGGAATACCGCCCCCACTTTGCTCTGTAAAGCGTAATTCTGATTCTTGACAAAAGCTGTAGTAGAAACTGTCGTGGAATTGTCTCCGGTGCTCGGAGTTGGCGCAGTGGGAGTACCCGTCAGCGCGGGAGACGCCAGTGGGGCCAGACTTGATAGGAGAGTGCCCGAGTCCTGAACGTTGCCGCTTCCATCAGCCGTGATTACGTCGTTAGCCGGAGCCGATGCGACACTCGATGCCGCGCTGGCAGCCGTTCTGGTCGATCCATTGGAACCGAACACGAGATAGTGAGTGGTGGAGTTGAACGCTACCTGCCCATCGGCGGTCGGCGCGGCACCAGTCGCCGTGGGGACCTTGAATCCAGTCGCGGCAGAGGCGGCAGCCAGAGTGAATATACCCGTCGATCCCGCCGCGAATGTGTGCGTACTGGTATTGAGGGTAAAATCCGTACCCGCATCCGCTGCGGCTCCGAATACGCCTGCGTATAGATGTCCGGTAGCCAACGGCAGCATGGCGGAAGCCGACCCGCAGTCCTTTACGTTTCCCGACCCATCCCCGCAGATCAGATCGTTGTTGGGAGCGGTGGCGATTGTGCTCGCGCCACTCACCACATTTGTAGTGTTTCCCGTGAGCAGACTGGCAACCAGAAATCTGGAGAATGCACCGTTGCTGGCGGATTCATAGAAGTGCCCGTCGGTGTTTACGGCCAATGCGGACTGGCTTGCTCCCGGTAAAGCAGGCGCTCCTCCGGGAATCGTCGTAGTGATGTACGCTGGCCCCGTTAGGTGGAGCGCGGCAGTCGTGATCCCACCCGCGCCCGTGACAGTCAGCGTTCCCGTGCCCGTGTTGTAACAAAGATTGGAATCCCAAAACGGACCACTACTCCCCGCCGCCAGATAACAATTGTTCGCGGGATCGGTCAGCCACGACAACGCAGTCGCTCCGACATTCACATACGGGATCATGCCCACGGCAGGCACCGAGTTGTTGAGTTGTGCCAGCGAAACGGGTGTATTCTGATCCATCACCAGTTGGGTATTGGAGCCATCGTAGTACGATATCTGATTCAAGTCCGTCCGGAACCATATGTCGCCGCCAGCCAGACTCGACGGGTCCACAGTGACCGATCCGAGATTGAATCCCGAGGTGGTGCTGCTCGGAGTCACGGTCAGTTTATCCCCGGATGAGATCGTGTTGGCGACGTTGGTATACATCACGGTCAGCGGCAGATTAGCGGTCGGCACCAGCCCCGTGATGTTGGACGAATTGCTGATATTGAGCGGTCCATACGCGGGATCGGCTCCCGATCCGCCGGACAATAATGGTTGTCCCGATGTGCCAGTCGCGGTCGCGCCGATTTGATTCCCGTTGCCTTCGTTCAGCGCGATGGAATGAATGGTATTTCCGGCATTGACGTTACCGGACGCGCCGAGACTGATCGACTGTCCATTTAGGGTAACTGTGGAATTGACTAGCCCAGCATTGGTAAGCGCGCCGCTGATCGCCGCCGCGACATTCGATCCCGATGGATTCGTAAACACGATCTGCAACCCGGTGACCGCAGCGGAATTGGCGAAATTAACCGGATACGTGAGCGCCGATCCGCTATTGACGGTGATGCTGCCTGTGCTGCCGCCGCCGCATCCCGACACACCGGAGTCTACGAAATTGCCGCTTGCGTCAATCGACACGCAATGGCCATTGGTGAGCGCACCCGTGCTGGTCGCGAATTTAGTGGTATTGCCCGTGACCGATCCCACGGTAGGGGCCGAGCCAGCGCCGCCGCCGATCACAGGCAGATTAGCGGTCAGGGCTGCCGATGACGCCCACGCAGACGATGACGAGAAATATGGAATGCCGCCCGATGTGCCCGCGACTGTAAGCGCGAGAGTACCCGTAGAGGTGATCGGAGAGCCGCCGACCGATATCAGTCCGCCGGTAAAAGTCTGAGCCACACTCGACACCGTGCCCGCCGTCTGCCACGACGCGGTGGTGCCGTTCGATTGAAGAGATGTGCCGCTGGCTCCGATAGCGAGGCGGGTGACGGAGTTGGAGCCATTACCCAGCAACATGTCTCCGGTGGTCCATCCGCTTGGCATAGCAAGCGTAAGTGTTCCTGATGTGGTGACGGGACTACCCGTGATACCAAACCCGGTCGGCGCAGCCAATCCCACCGATGTCACTCCCCCGCCGCCGCTGCCACTGCACCCGAGCACTCCGGAATCTACAAAGTTTCCGTTGGCATCGATAGATACACAATGACCGTTGGTGAGAGTACCTGTGGCAGTCGCCAGTTCGGTTGTGTTTCCGCTATACGTGAATGGCAGATCGGCAGTCCCGAGGCTGACCACACCGAAGGATGTTCCAGTGCCGGTCCCGATCACCTTATGGGATGTTTGACCGGTTGCGGCTGCGACCGCAAGTGTACCCGCACCCGTCACTGGGCTTCCTGTCACTGCTAGCCAACTAGGCACCGTCATCGCGACCGACGTAACCGTCCCCGAGCCGCCCGTGGTTCCAGAATCGATCAGATTGCCGCTGGCATCAGAGACAATTGTGTGTGTGGGGGTGAGCGCGCCACTTACGGTTCCCAATTCAGTGGTGTTACCGGAGTATGTGAACGGCAGATCCCCCGTAACCAGACTGACTGGAGAAAACGACGATCCCGTTCCCGTACCGATGACTTTGTGCGCGGTCTGTCCCGTAGCCGCAGTCACCGCCAGAGTGCCCGAAGTGACGATTGGCGATCCCGCAACCGATAACCATGACGGAACGGTCATAGCCACACTGGTTACTCCTCCGCCGCCTCCGCCTGATCCGCAATCCGAGCCGGTCGGTAAAAGGGTCCCAGTGGGATCGAAGTGCGCGCATTGATAACCCGCCGAGGCATATGCCGGGAAAATAAGAGTTCCATTCACGTCATAATTCAGAGGCCCGCCTTGGAAATTCGAGACGAACCCTACGTTGTCTCCGCCCGCGATGCCCGGATAGCCGGAAGAAATCGAGGACGTTCCTGTAATGATGGGCACGCCATTGTCGTAACAAGTCAACTGGTTGCCTAAAACGACCGTCTCCAGCGTATCGCCAATCGGCACTGCCGGCCCCGAGGAGGGGGTTCCGATATTGGTGCCGGTTCCAGCCACCATTTCCTGCAACACCGACCCTCCGCCTAATGCCAGACAGGCATCGTAAGTCTCCGCCGAAGTCGAAACCCGCACCGCCGCCCCCATCAGCGATCCCGGAGTGTTAAAGGCTGCCAATTTCACGCTGCTGAACTGATTCGCGGCCACGGTTCCGCCACCCGTATACGCCGCCGCCGTGTAACTGTTGCTGCACGTGGCCGTGGCTGTCGCCTGCCCGCTGGCTTTGGTCCAGGTTCCGCAGAATATCGTCCAATTGCCGCCCAGACCGCCCGAGCCGGTGAAGAGATCGGTGGATGGTGGCACAAGTTGTATCGGAAACGCCGGTCCGATGGTGATTCCGTTGACGTACAACTTTCCCAGCACATTGGTTTGTGCGACCTGAAACGTCTTCGACGTGGCGGTCAGCCGTTCTCCCCAACTCACTCCATCGCCCACGTTGCCGATGTAGTTAGAGATGGCCATGGGTGCGCCGAAACTCAACCCTGCCTGAGCGTTGGTTGCCGCCGCCCCCTGATCCAGTCCAATGTATACGTCGTTAACGTCGTTGACTGGACGATGCGAGGGATCGGCCAGTGTCTTCGCAGGATTGGAATCGTTAATCGTGATGACGTGCGTCGAGTTCAGTGGATCGGTCAAACTCGAATTCGGCTCGAAGATCAACCGTCCTTTAAGGTTCGGAGCCATCGATCCATTCCCGTTCGAGGAGTTAACGCCGTTTTGCAGCATGGTGCCGCCAGTGCTGAACGTCGTTCCCCCCGGCCCGGACACCAGCGTCGTATTCGATAGCGAGCTGGCATAGACGCCCGGCGTCAGTTGATCCAGCCGCGTTGCATAGACTGCCGGAGAGTTATTGGAAGTCACCACTACGCTTGAGGGAACCCCCGAATCGGAGTACATCGTCGCGCCGTTGCCTAACACAACCGACCCCGGCCAGCCCGGAAGATAAGGAATCAGCGTCGGAAAACTCAGCACGGTGTAAGGTTGCAGCGTCGTCGATGTGGAATCCGTGGTAGTGCAGATCAGCCCGGAACATTGGGCAAAGGCCGAAGACGCAATCGACCAGTTTCCTGTCCCATAAGGGAAAGGGAAATTGAAAATTCCGCCAATGCCGCTGGTCTTCAAAATCCAGTAAGTGACGGTCGAGCCGGTCTGCGATCCGTAGTGCGGCCACGCAATGGTGTAGGAGGCGCTGCTTGCGGGAGCCGCCTGCCCGAAGGGTAGTGGCAGCGTGCAATTGGTGCCGTCGCAGATCACCGCAGAGTAGAGGTATAACGTCGAACCGCCGGTGGCGAAGGTCGGCAGCGATCCCGTAATTCCCGGCGAGAATCCTCCGACCTGGGTGTGCAAATCGAGAAATCCGCCGACTACGTTGACGCCCGCTTCCGCCTGCGATTGCGCAGTGGTCAGTCCCGCCGCTACATAGAGCGGATTGAATGCGCCGCCGATTTCGTTGTACAGGCCGGAAGTAGCCACGCCGCCGCTGCCGCCGCGCATCTGCCCCGCCATCACCGAATACTGCGGAGCGCCCTGTATGATCGTCGCATCCCCGATAGAAATGGTTTCACCCGCCAGCCATTTGACTCCGTTCGCCGCGCCGCTCACGCTTAAGTTGGACTTGTGGATGCTGCCCAGCGGATTCCCTGCCGTACCGCCCGGCGCGTAGAAAACCTGGGGACAGTAAATCGCGGTGCAGGAATTCGGAGACGAGCCATCGAAGGATGTGTAAACTCTATCCGCCCGGAAATCCTGATCGTTATCCACCACAATGAGCGAAGTCAGCAAATACCCCGGATCCCAGCCGGGAAGATCGTAATAAATGTCCGAGACATGTAGCCCGTTGTCGGCGTTGGTTTCGATAAACGTCTTGTCGATGGCCACGCCGCCCGGCGTCGCTGTCGTCGATTGATTGGAGCACGTAGCTGCCGCGCCGGTGGGGATCACAGTGGCAGTGAACGAGGTTGAGGAAGTGGTGGCCACCCGGTACCGTCCCCAGTATTGCGGCAGATCGGTTCCTTGCACATCCACGACGGATCCAACCGGAGGATTCAGCGTGGTGGTGTAAGTACGAACATTTGAGGCGCACGCGGTGGCTGTAATCGCCGCCGCTACAATCTGATTTTTGGTTCCGACCCGCGCTCCGTGGAATAGTATCTCGCCCGCCGTAAAATACCAGCACGCGCCTTGTGTCGATTCGCAGTCAAACGACGCGCCCGAGGCGTCGATATCCGCGATCCCCACTGGAACTGTGATCGGCGCGTTGATCTGGTAGTAGGTCGTCGCTGGGGGATTCGTGGGCTGGAATTTCAGCGCGTAATTACCACGCCGCGATCCCGCGCTGGCCTGCCCGGAGGCATCGTTCAGGGCTTCCTGAATACCTGCCGTCGCCGATCCGATAGAGGTCGCCGTAAAGGTGTTCTGCGGAGTGAATTTAATCGTCCCCGAAGTTGCTCCTGCCGTGCATGTTCCCGACCCCGTTAACGGATCGTATTCCGTGGTCGATCCATTCGAGAGCTTGATATAGGACGTGGTATCGGTGCCCCATATCCCAAGCGGGCACGGGGTGATCGTGACTGTTGCCGGGGTGTTGGCGGTGAGCGCGACGGAGATGGTTTGCGACCAGTTGAAGGTTCCCGGACTCAGGTCCACATACCGGATGCCATCTACGTTGTTGGCGGAAAATTGCGTCCCCGGAGGCTGCACGATATTCTGGCTCACCACCGTGGATGTGGATACGTTTCCCGCGCCACTGCATACCCATGCGGTGCCGTTATAAGACTGTACCTGACCTGTGCCGCATATCTGGTTGCCGAGAGTCGATCCCGTGAGAACCAGTCCACCTCCCGTGGTTGGTCCCGTAATCGTCCCCGTACCGCATGTCTGGTATGTCGGCGCTACTCCAGTGCCGTTAGACACGATGCAGGTGCCACTTGACCCCGGTTGTAATACCGTCGCGGAATTGGCACCGTTGCCGACTAATAACGATCCCGTGCCCCAACCGACTGGCAGACCCCATGTGAGAATGCCCGCGCCGGAGACTGGGGAGCCTGAGACCTGGAATCCTCCGGGGACGCCGAGGCCGACTGAGGTGACGGAGCCTGTGCCGGGAAGCGGAGGGTAGAAAGTGTTGGTAGCGGCATCCCACCAGACGTGGATGGTCTGGCCGATCGCGCCAACTTGCAACGGCGCTGACAGGTTGAACGATGGCCCCGTGATGGTGACGGGTGCAATCGAAAACACTCCGATGCCGCCGACGGAGTTTGCAGTCGCCGTCCACTGCGACGGTGAGGGGACAATTTGCAGCGAGTCAGGCACGGGAGCCGAGAACGACCCGCCGCCGTCGAGGGATTTGGTAATCGTGGTGGGGATCGGCGTGCCGCAGACAGTAGGCGTGATGGACTGGCCGGATTGATTGGTCCATGTTAATGTCATCCCGCCGTACTCGTAATAGTTGTTGATCGTGCCCGAGGTCTGTACCATCCCGGATTGACCGGAGGAGCAGAGAACGAACTGTTGCGTGGGAGAGGTAAGTTTGTTCCCCGATCCATCCACGGACACCGCGGCATAGGAGATGATCGATCCCGGCGATGGCACGATCAGCCCGGTGAGGGTGGCGGTGTGGGACGTGACCAGCGCCGGGTTGAGCGGCGTATAGGAATTCAGATGCCCGTTGAGTCCGAAATAGACCTGCGTCGATGATGGCGCGACCGAGGTCCATGATACGGTGGCCGATGTCGGCGTCATCGCGGTGACTGCGACATTGGTCAACTGGGCGGATGCGATCGCGCACAACCCGAGCAGTACGATAGCCAACCTTTGTATCGCTCGCCGTGTCAATTCAATTGCTCCACGCTGAACATTGATTGTGCGCACGAGTTGGACGAACTAGCAGTCAGAAACAAACACGCCGTCCCCGCATACAGAGGTTGCGTCAGATTAATGCCCGAGTAGACGTTATTGAGGATGGTATATGACGCTGTCCCCCCAACGACCGTGGGAGTGATCGCGCAGGTGATTGCGCCGCTTATGCCTGTGGCGGTCGTCGTGCAAGTCGCCTGCGCACTGATTTCCCAACTGACCGCGCTTGAGCCTTGGAATGCTAATAATCCGCCGCCAGCCAGCGTAGGTGATCCGCCCATATTGAAATACAGGAGGCTGTTGGACGTCCCGCTGGGAGCGACTTGCAGGTAGAATGTCGCCCGGAACGTTTTACCGATAGAGTTGAGTGCGCCCGCTGGAATCGGGCACGTTTCGATAGTCTGCACGCTATTGGTGTTGGCGTTGACAGTGGTAAGCGTTCCACTCGCGCACAATGTCCTAACGCCACCCGCCTGCGCCTCGGGCTCGAACAGCATCGAATAGACGCCTGCGCCGCCGAAGGTTCCGGCGGATCTCCCTACCACCTGCCCCCCGGAGGAAGGAAACAGGGGTGGCGCGATTCCCGTATCGTGGCAGTACCCGGCCAGAGTCGAACTGATCTGGATATAGTCCCCTCCGGTCGTTGATCCGTCGAATTGACACTGAGCGGCTCCGCTTGTGATCACGCTGGCGCTGCCCGATGTCCCGGCACCTGCGATAACGACTCCGATTACGCCACCTGTATCTGATGTGGAAGCTGCGACGACCGCCGCAACGCCGCCTGTATTGGCAAGTTTGGTGAGGGTGTTGAGCGCGGTTCCGGTGATGGAATAGTTCTGTATCGTGCTGCAAGCCCCAACGCCACTTAGTTGCGGACAGGAGTCTATGGTAGGGGTGGTGATGACTGGGCTGTTTGTGAGAACGATGGACCCTGTGCCGGACTGGTTGGTGGTGGTAAGCGGGGTACCGGAGTTGAGTACGAGAGAGGGAGCGGAGATTTGGCCGGAGAATGCGGTGGAGTTTAGCGTGGATGGAATCATTGATGCAGTGAGTGCGCAGAACAGGGGGGAGGCCGAGGCCGAAGTGCAATTGCCGAGCACGGTGTTCGCGGACTGGGAGCCAAAATCGCCGGGTGCGGAGTTACGAAATGTAGGCAGCCCGAATGCGTTGGTTGGGGAGGCGAATACGAGTCCGGCGGATTGGGGTAGAAAGGTTACAGCCAGAATACCCGAACCAGTGACCGGGGAGCCAGATACGGAGAATACCGTGGATGGCATCGAAAGCCCAACCGAGGTAACGGTGCCAGCGACAGCTTGGACCAGATAACTGTAAAGGAAACCATTAATCGGTACGACTTGAACCAAGTACGCACCGGGAGACACCCACAAACTGTAATTGCCAAAACTATCTGATGTCGCTGGATTCGGTGATGCAATCGTCAATCCGGGATCGAGAAATAAATTGGCGGTCGGTGAGCATGGAGTGCCGGAGCCTCCGATGTAGGGGCACACGCGGACGGCAGCAGACGGAGCAGGACCGCCAGTTCCATTCGGTGGACCCGGCTGGATTACCATTCCGCTAATCGACCCGCCTTGCGCGTGCATAAAACTGGGAGCGGCCAGACACAACGCAATCGCGACAATCACGGGAATGATCACCGATGACAGCGTTGGTCCTCCCTCGTGCACCGCCCCCAAATTGGCATCGACAGGACATTTACCTTTGTGGGTGGCTACGTTCTCGACTCCATCCGGACACTCATGATACTTAAATCGTGCGCTCTCCCACGGCAACCATCGTCCGCAGTCCGCGCAGATGTTGGCTTGTTTGTGACGTTGGACACCCAACGCCTCTTTCATGGCCGCACGCCCAGCGGTGGAGTTCATATAACGACTGGTTGCCGTGCCGTCGCCGACTGGCTTGCGGCGAATGGCCTGCATTTTCTTTGGCCGGGTAAAGCGTTTGCGTGACGCTCGCATGTCGGGATCGAACCTCGCCATGAGGGATTGTAGTAGCGATATAGTCGTGCTCGTGTCGAGGGTAGCAGAGGGGGAGATAGAGCGGCGACGGCAAAAGGCCACACGAGGAGACGATTACGAGATGCGCTCACCGGGGTGCTGCGGGACGATGAACTGGTTGAGATAATCACCGGCGGACAGGGCTTGCGAGAACCCGTTGGCCTCGTCACCGCTCACGTTGGAATATTTGTATGTCGCGGATTTCCACTTGAACACAACGATCAATTCCTGAGAGTCAGCATCGTAGCCGACCTGCGCGATATTCCCCGACGCTGGATGAGAGATAATTTCCATCGCCATATTGAGGCCATTATAATCGCACTGTGGCTCGGACGCCTAAACCTCGCCCTTTCAACGACCGCCCCGTGATATCCCTGCATGAAGTATCCACTATTCTTGTTTCACGAGGATTCGCCTACCGGCGAAAGAGCCGAAAACACACCAACGAACTCGGCATCTTCGTCAGTTCCGTCCGGCTGAGGCAACTGTGCTCGATTGCGCCCGCGATTCCCGTCAAGCAGGGGGGATGGATATCCGTCACCTCTCTGCATCGTCTGCTGCAACGGCTGGCTACTCTTGCTAATCGCCCTTTATGCCGGAAGGGCGGGCATGTGGTGGAGATGAAACATCTGGATCGGATCAGCCTGCTGTTGTGGCTGGCTGGATTGAGTGAGGTAGTGATTCGGCGGCCAAGACAATATGCGGCGACCATCGACGCCGAGATCAAAAGGATCAAGCAGATACGCGACCCGATACTGAAAGCGATGCGGGCGTGCGAGTTGCTGGCAAGATTTGTAGACGCTAAAGCGCTTGCGGACGCGGTGAGAGATGGGTTCCCGTTGTCGCCAAGCGGGGCGATGAGGATGGTGCGGGAATTGGATCACATTTTGGGAATCGATCAACTTTGAGCAGCCGATAACCGTTCCGCTTCGGCGTCCTCCAGCAACCGTTCTGCGATGGCCTGCATGTGGGAAGCGTTCAACGCCTCGATCACTTCTTCAACGGGCATGTCGATCAGGTGACCGCCATCAATAGCAGACTGCCCCGGCGTGAAAATCACGGTCTGATCGGAGTCGAGAGACGATTCCCTGATCACCGCAACGAGTGAGTGTTCGACGTAGATGCCGTTGAGATCGACGATCATAAAATTAGGCTGCTTCTTGTTTACATTCTGTGTAGGGGAAGCATAGACGCCCACAGCATCCAGTTTGACCGCCATGAACGGCCTCTGCTGGCATACCCGCTAGATGCGCGCCCTAAATAGCGGGTTTAATCGACTACTGAACTTGTTGCGGCGGCTGCTGTTGTTGTCCCGCTGGTACCGCTGGCGGTGCCGCCACTTTCAATATCGCACCCATTTGCGCCCGTGACAACAGCCCCGAGAAAGTATTTAACGGTGGCAACTTTTCTCCCTTGCGCGCTTTCTCGACCAGTCCTTGCGTGATTGCATTCTGGACGGGCACACGCTTGTCCGGGGCTTTGGCTAGTACCTCGTTGATCGCGGCTATGTCCTGTGGCGTAATCCGTGACAGCCACCGCTGACCCATTTCGGAACTGACCAATACAGCTTCTCCAACGCGGGCTACCATATAGGGGAGCGCCCAAGATATGTTGTGCAAACCGAATACACCAGCAGCCGAAAGTCCGCCAAGCACGGCATCGCGATTAGATAACGTTAGAGATTTATCCTTGGCTTCCTTCGCTTGCTCGATTTTGGCTTCCTTCGTCTTCTGAATGATGTCCTCAAGGTTCGGTGGACGTACCGGACCCGGCGACGTGTATTCAGGCTTTGGCGGTACCTTGACTTTATTCGGCAACGCCTTCTCAACCGCCACGTACTTTCGCATGGACTGTGCCAGTTCCGGGTCGGCTCCGAATTTGCGGTACTTGCCCATAGTTTGTAGTAAACGATTCCCAAACTTACCGGATGCGATTCCCTTCGCTACATCTACATCCGTTGGATTGGCCCGGTACAATCTCGCCAGCGGACTCCCGCCCGTCGCCTGCCCGCTCATATCGTGCCAGTCCTGCATATAGGATTTCCAGTCGCGCTTGAGGGCGGTATAGTCCGCACCCGCACCCGCTTTGTTGGCAGTGACGTTCAACGCTTTATCGTATGCGTCGTACAACTGAAACAGCGCCTTGCGAACGATCCCATCTGCGGCGTAAGCTTTCTCGCCGATCACGGAATACTGAGTCCGTGCATCGTCAAACGGGATGGACTGCTTCGGAACACCCTGTAGTTCACCACGCTCGTTTTCTACCTTTTCCCCCTTTTCGGTAACTTCTTTTACGATGTCATTGAATATCTTGAGGTCGGCGGGAACGCCGGCAAGCATTGCCCTCCCGCTCTCGACCGCGCTGTATAGTGGAGGTGCTTCTACCGGAGCGTCTACTCCTACTTTTTCTCGCAGTCCATTCCACCGCTGATCCAGCGCCGACCTCACCGCTTTGTGAGTAGACTTGGCGTTCTCGATTGCCTTCTCGGCAGCAGCCGCTTGCGCCCGCTTCAACCCTTCGTGTTGAGTTTCAATCCGCGATGCTTCCACTTTTCCAGCGCGGTGCTCAGACAATTTATCGGTGAACTCAGTCTTGGCTTTGGCCGCTCCGGCTGCGGCTTTATCGGATTCCTCGACTACCCCTTCTGCGACTTTTGTGGCCAGTCTCGGTCCCGTCCCCGCCATACGCTGCGCGGTGACAGTCGGACCCTCTGTGACCACCTTTGCCGCTGTCCCTCCGGCATGTACCGCCGCCTCTCCCGCTTCGGGAACTTTCTTTCCACCCGCGATCATGGACACGATCTCAGTCGCCAGCCCGGCCAGCGCATGCGCGGTCTTGGGGGCACCTTCATCGCCGGGCTTGAATTTCATCTTCCCCCAGTCGATAGAGTCAAACGCCTCCTGACCATATCCGTAGGTCTGTTGAATAATCCCCTTAACCATGCGGTACGCGGGGAGCAGGATACGCGCGTTCGGATCATGTGACACCAGCGCCTGCTCATCTGTAGTTTGCGGGGCATCGGCGACAGTGTGAACGAACCCTTTCGCCATATCGGCGACTGGATGCAGGGACTCCGGTATGCCCAACCCCGATGCCGCACCGAGTGCCGCTTCCCTGATCTTTGGGTGGTTTTCAAAGAACTTCTGTGTGCGCTGATCGAATGACGGTTCACGATTATTCTTGAGTCGCGGACGCGGTTCAGCGGTCTGGATGTATTGTGTGTAGTCGGGACGGCGGGCGAGAACCTCGCGGACAAGCACATCGTCAGCCAATCCATCGTATCCCGGCTTGCGCTTGCGGATTTCAGACGCGAATTGCGGAATAGTTAGTTTGGATGGGGAGGTTGCGGAGGCTACGGCTGGATCGACAGCGGTAGTGGCGGGAGCGGCGGGAGCGGACGCTGCATTCGAGTCAGCCATATCACGACCATTCTACTTTGCGGGACCAAAATCGGTATCCAGTTTATTTTTTAGTTCAGACGGCAACGGAGCATTGGACTTACCGTCTCCTCCGCCCGCACTCTTGTCTGGATGCTTGTATCCGGTCTCATACACGGCCTTCGCCGTCTTCTCCATCGCATCCATGCCCGCAAGCAGCGAATCCGGATCGGTATGCAGCCCACCGTAGGCTTTCTCGAATTCATCGGCTACTTTTACGCTTCGCCAGCCGTGCATCGCGCCCGCGAGAGAGTATACGGATTTGAGCGCGCCCAGTAGTTCTCTGGTCTTAGGATCGAGTGTGCCCAGTTTGGCTTCCACCTCCGACCACCTGCCGGGAAGAGCGCCGAGTTGCTCGCGTACCTGCGGGTCTTTTATCAGGTCGCGGACTTGAGGCAATAGTTTCATCACCGAGTCGGCGGCGTCAGCGCGGGATTTAGTCTGCCCGGTTGGGCCAGTCGATCCAATAATGCGGTCACCGGGAGTGGAAGGGGGAATGCCACCGCCACCGGACGCTGACCCCGATCCCGATGGCGCAGCGTGTGCTGCTCCACCTGCTGTGCCCCTCGGCACGTGTTCGGTCGTCGTAGATGTCTGCGTCCGGTGCAATTGCCCTTGTTCGTCTTTCCAACTGAACTCGCCTGTACGCACGGTGTCGAATATCTGTTTGGTATCGCTCGGCGGCACGAGATCATGGTTCTCCGTGCCGGGAATTATCTGGTTAGTCTTGGGATCGACTTCGACACTGAATGGCTTGCCGTGAGTGTCTTTAGACCATGCACGTATCGGCTTGGTCTCCGACACGGGCTTGCGAACATCACCCGTACCCAATGACTCGTACGTTTCTCCATCCGGCTTTTGCCAGATCAAGTGCTCCTTGCCGTCCTGCCCGACATACTGGCTGATCTTTTTGTCCCCCTTCGCCATCTGCGGGAACAACTCGGGGTCAGTCCGCAACCGCTCCAGTTTCGACTCCTGATCGGGAGTCAGTTTCGCCGGGTCCATACCCTGGAGATCATGCAGGTCGATCCGCTTCTGCTGGATATCTCCCTCGACGCGCTGCTCACCGCGCATCAGTTCTATCTGGCGACGGTACTGTGGACTCGTATATTGCGCCGCCTCTCCCTGGTAATCCGGCCCCGCCTTCTGCCTGATAATCATCGCCGCCTGCAATCTCTGCACGGGATCACCGGACGCCCACATCGCCATCGGATTCGGCTGTTGAGATTGTGGATCACTTCCGCTCTGGGAACTGGAGTTGGATGACGACTTCTTGCTCTTTCCCTTTTTGCCCTGATCCTGCCCGAACATATTCTGGTAGAACTGCTGCTGGATCTCCCATGCGGCGTCGGCGGCGTTCTTGGCTTCCTGGACTTGTTTGGAGTTGGGATCGGCACCCGACTTGAGCATGCCGAGATAGTTGTTGCGCGCCGTTTGATAGTTGTAGTTCAGCCCCTGTGCCATCCGCTGCTGTTTTTGGGCCTTGACCTGGTTGGCGTAATCCCGCCCGCGCACCGCGCCGCGAAGAATCGAGTCGGCGAGGGTGGCAATAACCGCTATCCCTTTGGTCTTGCCGCCGACCATCGACGGAGCGGCTGGTTGTTGCATGTCGGCATGGGCGGGCGGCGCGGCGATCTCGGGGAGCGGAGGAGTTTCCGGCGCGCGGTACGGCGTTTTACTGGTTGGAGAGTAGTCGGGAGTGGCGGGAGATGTGGACATACAGTTGTACAGTTACGCCGCTTATGCCGCTAACAACGCCAACGCCGCATACGATCCATACGCGCTTGCACCTGCGCCGGCCAGACTCCCTAACGCGCCGAGCGTCGATCCTTTTTCCTGAGCGGAGATTTGCTCCCCTTGGTATTCCAACCCCTGCAACGACGATATCCCCTGATTGGCGTTGGACAGCCCACTGATACCAGAATTGGTCGCTGCCGTAGATTCACTGATCCCTTGGCTAGCGAGTTGACCCAGTGCGTTCGGAGCATTGAGAGTAGCCCCCGATGCCGCACTGGATATCTGCGCGCCGCGGTTAACGTCGGTTTGCTCCAGTGCAAGGTTCTTCTCGCCGCCAGATGGATCATTCGCCATGATATTAGCGCGGGCACCAGCAGTGGCTTGGGCTGTCTGTTGTGCCGCTGGAGCAATGGCCTGCATGATCGCGGCAGGATCGCCGGATGCCAATTTTTGGTACTGGTCCTCTGCGGTCACCAGCCCCGGCTCCGTCAGATTGTAGAGTTGCTCGGCATTCTGACTCTGCTGGGAAGCTATATTTGTGAGTGCCGTGGAATTAGACAGAAGGGATTGCTGGACTTGCGGGTTCACGTCGTTGAGATTGTTCCCCGACTTGCCCATTCGTGACCGCCGCTCCCGCGAGTGTGATTAACTGTTTGCGAGTGTACGCTTCAAAATCCGCCCGTAACAGTGTCGATACCGTACACGCTTCGAGTCCGCCGTCGTGGGAGCGTAACAGATATGGGACCACCCCGATATCCTTGGCTCCGAATTGCCGCATCCACCGTGCGGCAGGCTCGTTAGTAGCGTACCGTTGCCCGTGGATGGCGGTCAATACCAAACTCTCGAACAGGTAGGCGATACCCAGCATTCCGAGTACGGTGCATTCGGGAGTTCCCCACCAGTTGCGGAAAAATGCGAACGCACAGAATGCCGAGCTGGTCGATTGCGCTCGTATCACTTCCGTTGGCCAGCAGAATCCAGCGGGAGTGAATTCGGTAGCGGAGGTGTGGACGCAGAGGAGACTGATAGGTTTGTTGGCGAGATAAGAGCAGATCGCATCGGCGGACAGGTCGGTCATTCCGCAGAATACGTCGCTGAGGATGCCGTATGGGTCGGTCGGGCGGGACAGGAGACATTCGTTGTACAAATGAAGCAGGTATCCGGTGCCGAAGATGTCAACGCGGCGGCGGTCATAGGGGACTATTTGGAGGTCGCCCATACGCCAATCGTCGGCGGCGAATACAGAGAGGATGGAATCGCTCACCTAGGTAATATCCTCTACGGCATTGGCCCGGAGTGCGCGCGCCAATCGATCCAAACGGATATGCAACTCCTTCAAACCCTTAACAGAATCTTTGTACGGGAAATCCGCTTTGCGCGTGAACTCCAAATCGCCTGCGACATTGTTACTCTTGCGGATGAATGCACCCGGAGATTTGGGATCGAGAGCGTCCCAATCCGCACGCTGCATTGCCGCCCGCACCCGCCGCTCGAACGTTATTTCTTCCACCGCCTTGGCGGCAGCTTCCTCTTGGAACGAGCGCTCATTCTTCGTAAATGGTACTGCTATTGCCGCCGCGATCGCCCCCACCATCCCCATCACGCCCTTGCCCAGAAACAGTCTGCGATTCATCTCATATCTCCTCTTCTTCGCACATTCGGTTAAAACGCTTGGCATCCGCTTCAAATTCCGCTTTACGAGATTCATATTCCTGTTCGGATACGTGCCGAGATCCCAAGCAGTCGCATTCCGCGCACCAAGACTCACCCTGCCAGCCACTCCTGAAAGCGTGCCAGCCGTGAACGTCGTATGGTCCGGGGACGACTCCCATATCACACCGTTTGCTCCGCTTCCTGTCTTACTCTCGACTCCGCCGCTTTCGCCAACTCTGCTTTGGCTGCGACCACGTAGTCGACCAACTGTGACACGACTTGAAACCGAAACAGGTCGACATCCGATATCGGCGGGAGATTGAACTCCGACTCCATCCACGAGGCCAATGACACGTAATCGAGCGAATCCAGTTTGATCTGTCTGAGATCGGTCGTGAGCGTGACTGGCAGGCCGGACTGCTCGCTCACCATGACGATGACCGAGGTCTCGATCTGTTCGCGGGTCAGTGTGTCGGGGAGAGCGTGGGAGAAATTGGTGGTGGTCATTGCGGAAGACCTCGATTGCAAAACTGGTATGAGCCAACAACCAGCCCGGCGGCGAATGTGATAATTGACCAATACCCTAGCATGACGATAAGGAATCTCCGCCATTCGGTATAGGAAGATGGCGTGTGCTGAGAAAGTTCGTAGAACAAAGTCAGTAGCCCGATAAAGCACAACGACAGAATTACGGATGACGCGAATATGTAGCATGCGGCGAGGTGGAAGAACGCGGTCAGGATGGCGAGACAGACAGACCAACTGGCGATCATGTACGACCACTCGCGGTACAAGGCGTGGAAGGCGAAGAAGGACAGTGGCCGATTGGGGAGATCGAAAGAGATACTCATTTGGTGTCATCGCCCTTTTTCGACTCTGCCGATTCACCGCATCCGACTCCGCCGCACTCGCATTGACTGCATGGGACTCCGGTAGTTGGACACATAGGCGTCGATTGCTCTGGTCTGGTGTATTCGTGCGTCGCTAGCGGAATTCCAAATCCCATCACGCCCTCCCCATCCCTCTCACCACTCTGTCATCCACGGCTCCGAGTACTCTAGGCGGATCGACCGCATTCGCCGACCCCTCTACATTCACCGTCGCCGCCATCAACCCCTGCATCGCGGGATGAGCAATGTTCATTTTGTCTTCGAGTAGCGCGTTCCGATACGCACGGTTGAGGAGGTCGCGGATTTTACGCAACTCACTCGCCAACTCGGTCGCCGCCATGTTGGGCGTGATCGCGATAGTGTAGGAGACGACGGATTGGGCAGCGGTAGAGATATCTTCTTCAGTGGGAGACATTATGCGATAGTCCCTTTCGACCACAATTGAACGATCCGCCGGATGGCCGCCGACCTGCCATATCCCAACTGGCGTGCATATCTTTCCACCCTCGCAAGGAGACTCCGTTCCAGCCGAACGGAGATCATTTTCTTGGGGTCCTTACGGCGGATCGCCATGAGAGGAAATGTAATACAAGTGTCAGACAATTTCAAGAGCTATTTTTAGAGGCGTTTCCCTACCAGCGATTGCAACTCCCCCACGGCGGCAGTCCGGGCCTTGTGCCGCTGTACCATCCGCTCTTTCACTTCCGCCAGCCACCTCTGGATATGTACCTGAGCATCCTCGACCGATCCATCTGCCGTTTTGTCCTTGTGATAGTGATAGCGTTTCGCCAACGCCAACGGGTCAATCCCTTCCGTTTCGGGTACGCCCCGTGTCTCGGTCTTGTCGTCTGCGATCTCAACCACACACACATCCACTTCGATGTGCCCGGTGACTCCGTTACGTGACATGGATTTTATCTCTATTACAGTCTCGGCCATCACATTCTCCTTACGACAGGCACCGCCGCGCCTGTAGACGGCGGAGTCGCACCCCCGGCAGAATTCAATAAATCGTAACCCTGGTAATTCAAAATAACGACAGCGATGATCGTGGACTTGTCGAATGACGCACCAGTGCGCGCCGACCACGTATCGGCGGTGGGAACCGATACCAGTCCCAGTTTCGTCTGCCCTGTGGTGCGGATGTAGTAATAAGTTGCCAGCAACGACACCAGCCCGCCTGTCGTTGAGTCATCCGGTCCCGGCTGGAAATACGTGAACGTATCGGGCGGGGTGACGGTGAGCGCAACGAAATTCCCCTGCCATTCGGAGTTGATCGCGCCCCCGATTCCCACACCATCATCGACTGCGACTGTGTTGGCGGCGGAGGTCACCGCGGTCACGATGTTCCCAGATCGGGTAAGGGAGGCGAGAGAGAACGACGCAGGGAGAGTCAGAGTATCCGTGCGGGATTGGAATGGGACCGTGCTGCCATCGAGATATTGGTGGAGCCCGGCGGATACGGTGATGGGGATCGTGCCACCCGAGACTGCACCCTCGGACAAGGTAGCGGTATTCGCCGTGGGACTGGTGTTCGTCACCGAGTTGAGGAACGACGAATAGTTCTCCCGTTGCACGCGGTCGTTGAGGCGGCGGTAAGACTGCATCACGGGGGCCGATGATCCGAGGGCTTGGATCGCCTGCGCGACCACCGATGCGCCATAGTTATTGTTGGCGAACGCTTTGGTGATGACATCGCCGTCAGCCACGGGATCACCGACGTTTGAGACTGGGTTGCCGCCGAAGTTGGCCCCGGCTTTTAGGACTGGAGGTGCGCCGGCGTGCCCGAGGATGGAGTTGATCATTTGGTTCTGGTTGAGATGGATGGAATTGAGAAGGCCGATGAATTGGTCGGGATCGGCGAGGTCATCGGGAGTGAGAGTGATGTGCTGGAGTGGGGAGGTGGGGATGGGCTGCTGGGTAGGCATGAGAGGTTACCGTCCCCGGCGTGCATGCGGTTTGGGAACTTGGCATATCGGCTCGCTATCCCTATCCACCTTCCGCCTCGCTTTCTTCCCCCCTCTACCCGCGCATACAAAATCCTCCTCGTCGTCGCTCAGTCGCTCTACCCTGCCAATGTCGTTCCAATGCGTCTCTATATATTTGTTGAAGCAAAAATCGCAGTACAGCGCGCGGCCCACGCGATACACTGCCATCGCCTTGCATGGTCGTACTTTTGGGATCAGGGCTTTGGCGCGAGTTTCAGGTGTCAGGTCGGCTAACTGTTTCCGGGAGCGCTTGAGTTTGCAACGGAGAGTACCAGAGCACAATTGAGGAGTGGGAGTGGGAGTGGGAATGGAAGTGGATGGAGTGCGGGATTCAATCAACGGCGCAGTGGCTGTGGCGGCGGCAGTCATAGCATAGTTACGACGACGACAACTCCGATCTCGTGTAGCCCTTGCCGATGCAGATAGGCTTTTGATCGATTTGGATCGCGCTCCACACCTGCAAGTCGTTCTCCGCCGGATTTGGACTGGTACTCGTCATTATGCACCGGAACAGACGCGGTTTCAAAGCGGGAAATCGTACACGGACGGGCACTTCGCTCCGGGTGGGGTTGGCGGGAAGAGTAAAAGAATAGTACGGGATCGGGCTGCCGTCCGCGTAGAGATTGACATCGACAGGCAGAGACGCTGTGTAATCGAAGTACCCCTGCTTGATGAGTTTAGATTCGTCCGTCCCAAACTTATGCCAGTAACTGTCCAGCACTGCACGTTGTTCCGGCAGCACTGCGGTTTCGATATCCGCCTGATAGATGATCGGTGCGGCGGTCACGCTACCGGTGATCACGATACTCGCCCGGTACGCCTCGATCCCCTCTCCATCGTTGATGTCGAACTGGAATTTATCCCTGACGGTGCCCGTTATGTTTCCCAGCGTAATAGGCGCGACCGCTCCGTTGTTGTCGTCAAACAACATTATGACGGCAAGGGTCTGACCGTTGGGATTGGCGTCTACGGTTGGGTTCTGCCACACCTTCTGGTTATTCGGGGTGCCAAGGTCTAAGTAAGGCGTCTCCAGCGTAATGTTGATCGGGGTCTGGACCAACACACCGTTCAACCACCCACCGTCGTCGTAATCTTTGGTGATGTCCTCATACACAATCGCCCAGCCGAATTGATTGCCTGCCGTGATCGGAATCGAATACAAAAGTTTATTGGTGTCGATCTCGGTGAATATCGCGGTCGCGGGAACTGAATCATTCCGCCACCGTTTGTAGCTCGTGCTGTAGCGCAAACGGCGTTGTATCCCGTTGATATCTGTGTAAATGAAGGTAACGGTGTTGTTCTTGAACGCGGACACGACGTTGGACAGGAGATTGAGATTCACATCGGGCACGGGAGTTTGAGGCAGGCCAATATCCCGGAATAGCCACTCGATAATCAGCGACATGTAGTCGCCATCGCTGCCACGGAATGTACGGATTCCATCCCATCCGACAAACCAGATAGCGCTCTCCGTGATCGACCAGTCGAAACTCGCGGGCGACCCGTGCTTGCTGCCAGTGCTCTGCATGTACGGCGGCGATCCGGGAAACACTTGGTACCACGTCGAGTATGTCCGCACGAACACCGTGCCACGGAAATTGATCACCGCCGAGATTGGATCTCCCGGCCCGCCCGGCGCGGGGATGTAGTTCTGTGGAGGGCAATTTTCCGGATATCCAACCGGAGTGTAATACAGGAAATGCGGGTTGTTCGGATCACCCGCCAGCCACGTTTGGTTATACCCTTGGGCCGCTAGATTACACGACACTGCGGGCTGCGAATACGCCTGGACTGGTTCGCCAGCGGCATGTGGCAAAAATATATAACACGTGAACGTCCCGGTCCCACCTGCGACCACAAACGCCTGCTCCAAATTCTGCGGGGTACCGATGACTACAATCTGATTCCGTACAAATACTGGTGTGCCTGCCACTGTGACTGTGACCAAAGTGGGAGTGTTAGTCCCAGCGGGGAGTGGTGCGAGCGGAGCGGACAGCGTAGTGTTGATCGGGGTCTGGAGATTGGAAGTGACAGGCACATCGGCTTGCAGGTTGAGAATATTGCCCTGCGAGAGCGCGGAATCGGGGAGGATGTATTTGTAGTTGAATGTCCCATTCCCGGTAATGTTGGGAAACTGGTCCGCATAGTACCAGTTCTGGCCATAGAGCCCGCCACGGATGTACATGCGGACGTGGGTGACTTGCGGATCGGCGGAGTATTGCCCCTGCATGTTGATGGCTTGACGCAGGACGACGAGCGTGGATGAGCCACCAGGATTGGAGGGAGTGATCGAGAACATCGCCTCCCAGCACGGGTTGGACGGCGTACCCGTGTTCGCGTTCCAGTAAATGTATCGCGCGTCATATCCGATACCGCCGTAACTAGACGCGCCCGCGTTCGTACCAATACCATTCGCGGTCGGCGACCCCTGAATGTACAGTCCGTTGAACGCGATATCCGTGCCCCCCGCCGAGGTTGTGGTCACCTGCACCTGCCAGCCCGTCACAGCGCTCCAATCACATCCCGGAGTGCCGGCGTTGCCGACGGGGAGGAAATCCCCCAACTGCATATAGATCACCGACCATGCGCCAGTATCGCCCGGCCCACCACTCGCCATTTGCGATGGCTGTACGATGGGAAGATTCGGGTCATTGCCGGGGAGGTTGGAGGCTTGTCCAAGTTGCTGGATATTGACGATTCCCGTGGCCAACTGAAACACCTCGTTGACCATTTGCGATGCCGGGTCATTGGCGAGGGGATCGGAGAGCCCGCCCTGGTAGGAAACTGGAATGATGGATTTGGTGTAATACGTGGCACCGTATCCGCTGGCATTCACATCGAACTGCACCGAGATCGACTGTACTGCGGACGGGTCCGAGACCTTCATCACCAGCACGATCAGGTCCGCGGACTGGTAGTTGCCGAAATTGAGGGATACCGATTTACCGATGTTGGTGGTTGCGGATGCCGGGAACGAGAACAGGACTTGTTTGAATACGAATGAGTCGGTGGGAGAGTAGGCGTTGTTGAGGGCAACAATATCGTAAGTGTTGTTGGCGCGGTTGGTGTTGAACTTGAGACGCAGAGCGGAGTCAGCAAGAGTGGAGGACAGTCCAATCATCCCGTCGGGCGCGGCGGCGTAAGACAGAGTGGCGTCCGTGTACTGGTCATAGTTGCCGGAAAGTTGCGGGGTGCCAGCGGTGCCAGCGACAGTCGCAGCGGTGGAGAGGGAGCCGGAGACGCCATACCCAGATGTGGACTGGAAACTGTCTATCAATACAATCTGCGGTGCGTACTGCTGGGCCGTGATGGGGACGACGGGGGGGACGATGCCAATACGGGATGGAGTGCCAGTGCCTGAATCCTTGATGGGATTGAGGGGGTCATAGCAGAACAGGTACGGTTGTGCCGTCTCAAAACATGTCTGCGTGAGCGCAGTAAACTTTTGACCCGAGAGTCCAGTCGCGATTTGAGTGTACGGGCCTTGCGTGTCGGCTGCCCGACGCCATAGAGAGCCGTCGGCGAGCGCAGCGTAGCGGTATGTCTGGCCATTGAGAGAGCGGAGCCGGGAGAGGATGACGGGAACGGCGGGGAGGAAATAGTTGGTGCCCCCGGAAGTGCCATCGGGCGAACGGTTGATGATGGTCTGGCCCCACCTCGTACTGATCGCGTTTTCCTCTCGTTCTTGGGCACCATCCATATTCAGGAAGTAACTTATGTCTGGGGGTTGGTCGGGGACGTTACGAGCAACGAGACCCTTGCTGCGTAGAATCAGACTTTTCGATGTGTACTTGGTGTCCTGAGCCATCAGCGTCTACCTTTGCCTGCGCCTGCTCCCGCCATCGCCATCTGCTGCTCTGCTCGCCCACCGAGACCGCCGACCCAACCAGACCATCGCCGCACTGCCATGACAATCTTATCGTAACGCATCTTGCAATACTGAGCGCGGGCTGGGTCGCGCTGCTCACCGTCCTTTGCGAGGCAGTAATGCAACGCCAGCCAGCGGACGGCGTGGAGCATTACATCTGGCACCAGAAAGCCGTCCGTCATGGCGAGGCTGTCACTGTCGCGCACTGAGCACAACACTTCGACTGGAAAGTTGGATGCGGGACGGCCACCGAGTCCGTACTGGTAGATGCCGCTACGGTCTTCATACCATGATCGCAAACTGGTGATGAACGTCTGCGCGAACTGCGGGTTCTGCATTGCTAACTGTTCCTGCGATACCTCCAGCAGTCTCAGCCACAGCCCTGCATAACCGCCACCGGAGATCGACTCGTTCGGCCCGATCTGCGGGTATGACCATGATGTCGGAGACACCACCGTGCTCACTCGAAACGCCCCATCAAAGTTGGGATCGGGCGCAGACAGGACTGCGAATTTCTCGTTGACCGAGAGTCCATGCGGGGACAGCGAGACCGCAGTGACCACGTTGTTGAGCCGGGAGAGCGACAACAGCGCCACGTTCGCATACGATGATGCGATCCTGTGGCATTCGACCACATCGCATGGAAACGGCTGGAGCGTCTGGCCGTACTGCACGGTCTGGTAGTTGAGCGCGAACACAATAGGGACATCCGACAACATGACGTTCTGCGCGCGCGCCAGATAGCCGAGGATTTCACCTTGCGAGAAAAAGTAATCTCCCGATACCGCTTGTGTTGGAAACGTGGCACCGATCAACGGGACGTTGGCCGCGTGCGGGAGCGCAAATATTGCAGTGATGGTGGGTGGGGTGACGTTGGAGTTGGAGGATATGACGGATATGATCTCCTCCGACAGCCCGCTATCGATAATGAGTTGCGCGCCGGGATAGCAGGCCGGGACGGGTACGCCGAGGGAATTGACTGTGATAGTCGCGACACCGGGCGCGGCGACGGCACCAATCGTAGTCGAATAGATATACGGTTCGACTAGCTCGAACGACATTTCGAGCATCACGGACCATACAGTGCGGAATCCGACGCCGACCTGTGCCATTGCCGAACAGTATTACACGGCGGCGAGCGTGGGCGCTACAATTTCCTCGGTTGCGGGTCCACGGGCAGGATACATACCCTTACCACCGCAGTGGTTACACGTCGAAGCGTGCAGAACATCCCCGCCGCCGAACGCCGCCGCCGATCCCTTATACATGCCGTCGCCACCGCAGTTGAGACAGTCTTGGACGAAGTTGAATCCCATGCAGGTCTTGCACGCGGGTGCCTGCGGGTCGATGATCGCGGTCTCGGGACGGCAATGAGGACAAGGTCGGATGGTGGAGGATTTATACTTTTTGAGGTCGATAGAGTTGCTGTTGATCGGCTGTCCCATCGTGATTACCTTTTCTGAATCGGATTTGTTCCAAATGGTACACCAAATGAACGCGAAAATAATAGCGAGTCCTTTCGGGTTTCGATCTGGCTCATCCTCTCGGCTTGCGTGAGATAGTCCCCGTACAATGCCATCGACGCGCTGAAATCCACTCCGCTTTCCTTGAATCTCAGAATATGTGCGGCGTAGGACTCCAGCGCCGCGAAGAATTCATCATGAAACGGGACGGTCAGGCTCGCGCTATACGGCCAAGGCGTCGGAGCCGGATATAGGATGGCATTGACCGTTACCTGTTGCGGCGCACTCGACGCCGGGTGAACAATAAACATAGTCGTCCCCAAGGGAGCCCAGGTTGAGGGACCGGACGTGGAAGTGTCGTTCTCCCAGTCGGAGCCGGAATTGAACTGGATGTAATCGTAATCGAATAGAGTTTGCTTGCGGAGCGGGGACGAGGGGCCGTAGATGTCGGTGAAGCACAGGATTCCTTTCGGGAAATACTGCCAGACGGAGTTCGGGTTGAGATTGAACGGGAGTTGCACGCCGATCACGGGACGGCCAACGAGGAGGGTCAGGTCGTTCATGGCCTCGACGATAGCGGTCAGGACTTCGAGAGGGAGATTCCAGAAAATCGGGGCGGTCTCGCTTTCTTCAAGACGGTCGAGGACGCGGAGTGCAAGAGAACTGATGAGCGTGGAGCAGGAAGCGTTTGCAGGCACGGCGAGACCGGATTGCAATCGTCCATTCGAGATATTGAGAAAGTAAACGATCCCGTTGGGCGCGGAGACGAGGAGTTGATTGGGCGCACTGGGATTGGAGACCGTCTCGTCGATATGCAGCTCACCGCTCGGTCCAGTGGGCACACTTGGGCACGGTTGCACGACCAGCCGATATGTGAGTCCGTTCGAGACATCGTTCAACTCGTACCACGGAATTGTGGACTGGCCGGGAGGAGGGGTGAGAGAGGTAGTATCGGCGCGCCCGGTATTATCGACGGCGGGTACCCATGTCGAGCCGTCGAGAGCTTGAAGGTAGATCGGGTTGGGAATCGGGATGGACATCAGTCGTCCCAATCCGGAATATCGACCAGTTGTCCCCGTAAAGAATGATGGCAATCGCCGTAGAATTGTATCTTCCCATCAGTCACATTTGAATGACAACGTGACTCAGGAAAATCCTTGTTACACAACAGGGATGGCGTAAATGTCGGTTTATCGTGTGAACTGTTCCACGTCCAGCGGGGGACTTCAAAGTTGTGACCGTAGCCGCAGCCGGGGCAGTGGAAGGCGTAAAGGCGCTGGCCTCGATCGCCGTTTCCCATATCATGGATTTTTGCGCCCACTACTCTCCCCGCATCTTCGCAGCGACCATTGACGGCGATTCGGCTACCGTGACTGTCGGCGCATCCCTCAGCCCAATCGCGGCACCGGAGCCAAATGGAGTGACCGACGTGATCGCGGTGGAATCGACATACACTTCGCCGGATTGATTGAGATCGTTGTGCAACGTGAGCATCGGCATACTAGGTCTCCTTAGATTTTTTACGCAATTGGTCGATCCACCACTTTCGCGCCCACCCTATGAATTCCCGGCGTTTGCGACCGCGAAGGCCGACCGCTGACTCGTTGATTGTCCGGACTACCGTCGAGGCAAATTCGTCAGGAGGAACAATATTCGACTTGGCGCGCATCCTACGGTGTTCTTTCACTATGCACTCCTATGGTCCCACCGTTATCGCGCTCACTCCACCAGTGGCAGGCGCTCCCGTTCCCTCCGAGAAGTCTACCAGATCGAGATATTCGAGCACATTCCCACCGGATGCATTCATGTCAATCTGGAATTGAAACCCAGTGTTGTCGGGGTCGGATGACGGTGCCGACGGTTCAGTAAGATTGAGATTATGCACCACGCCGTCCATCGTAAAAGTGTCAAAGTGCATGCACGGATTGCCGCTGGCGCAGGACGTATCCCCCGGTACGCGGTGGGTGACAAATTGTCCCGTGTGCCAGGTGTTGGTAGTGAATACCGGGCAGGCGACCGTGGTAGCGACCCAGCTTGTAGTTAATTGATTCCATATCCGGAGAAACGCTCCGAGATCGCACTCGGTGCCGAACATGAATCGCTGGCCGGAGTTGAACTGGAATTGATCGACTTCCAGTGCAGTGATATTGGATGTGGATGGGAGGTAGAACGCCCATGTGCCGACGAACCACGTAGCGGAATTGTTCGCGCCTACCTTACGTGGCCATAGCACATTAGTGGTCTCGCCGTCAGTGAGGGTGGGTCCGGTGAAGCCGATCTCCATAGATTCCCCATCAATGGAGGGGACAGAGTGGTTAATGGTTTGAAAATAGGCAGTAGCGGTACCTGTGCCGCCCGCGCAGGATGTACCGTAGCATGGTGGGTTTTGCCAGTTAGATAATGAATCATCCAAATTATTGAACGTGGATGTTTGCGTCCAAGCACAAGTACAAAGCGCTATTAACACAAATAAATAACGCGTCACTAGATGCACTCCCGTGCTAACATCAACTGGGCGACTGACTGCTGTAAACAGCCAACCGCCCCACACCCTCGCTATCAAGGAGCGAAGATGCCACGTAAGGCTAACACAGAAACCTGTCTCCAATTCCTTCTCAGAACCATAACTAGTTGCTCTCCAGACAAATGTATATTGTGGCCTTTCTCTGTCAATGCGGATGGTTACGGGAAACTCAGTATTAAGGGAAGAGACACAACGGCCCATCGCGTGTCTTTTCTTGCCACTAATGGATTTTGGCCATATCCGGAAACTCTTCACTCCTGTCACACACCGGCGTGCTTTAATCCCTTTCATCTGCGCCAAGGAACTAGGCTGGAAAACGAACGCGATGCACGTAGACGCGGCAAGTACGCATGCAATGTTAAAGTAAACACTGATGGCATTAACCGCATACGAGGAGAATATATCCGTGGTGATCCCGTTCACGGGGCAAGACCCCTTGCAAGAAAATATGGGGTGGATAGAAAACAGATAAGGAATATAGCCCTGAAAAAGTGTTGGCCAAAGGGCTTTGCACAGGATCACAGTCGTAACAATATGACGCATCTCTAGCGCACCACGCGATAGTTTAAAACCACGGCTCCGGGGGTAATACTGCTCACGGTAGAGTTGCAGGTTTTCACGTTGATCGCGTTTGCCGACGGCCACTTGATAATCGTCAACGTCCCCGATGTAGATGGCGCGTACCCGGTTGTCGATGTCGGATCGGAATTGAAGTCCACCATCACGTCATCGGTGCTAAGAACTCCGGTTGCCGTCACCGTCACGACTGACGCGCACGACGCGGATGCGATTGCCGAGGTACCGAGAGTTATCGTGCCGCTGGCGATGGTCGTTGTCGTACCGCTTCCAGATGTGCCACAACTAGCTGGCGCAATGCGAATGGGCACGTGACACGGAGTAGAAGAGTTACATGTTCCGGTGGTGGCCAGAAGTGCTATTCCGGCGCGCCCGCAACTATCCACTGACGAGCACACACCAGCGCCGTTATCCAGTCCTCCACCTGCGATTCCATAGAACTGGCCTGCGGTACAGGAGGATTCGACGACCGCACCATCCGTGAGGTTGTGGCCGTACACGCCATCCAGTTGCACTTGCACCGGAGTGCCTTGGCCGCTTCCGGAAGACACAATACCCAGTACTCCAGCAGTGTCGGTACCCGATACCGTCAACCGTACCGCACCCGAGTTACCCGCAGGGACAGCCAAGCAGTCCGTACCCACGACATCCGCGCACGTTCTAACGATGAATCCGGTTTTGGTAGCCAGCCCGATCCCGGCGTTGAACGTTTGGATTTGGCCGACGCTGCCATTTGTGCCCGAGGCGGAATCGGGACCGGAGATATTCTTTCGGTCTGCGCCTCGTCCACCAGTGGAATTCGACGATCCACCCTGTTCGAGCCAGTCTTGGCCATTGTTAGCGCCGGAGCCGGAGCCGGCAAACGACCCACTGGTGAGAGGGTTGAGATTGGTGGATGTGTTGAACAGGGAGTTCCCGATTTGGTCGAGTGTGACATCTGGATCGCCCGACACCGCTTCCCAGTTCGCGCCGTTGTTCTGAATCCACATTCCCTTATTGCCCGTCATGTTGTGAGCGGTGGACAATCCCCGAAACAACGCCGCGGTACCCAGACAAGACTGGGAATAGAACGATGTCGATCCCGGTGGGGTGATTGAAACGTACTGTGGCACTAGCGAACCCGGCTCGAACTCCACGCCGAACTTATAACGCACCGGGTAGCCAGCGCTGATCGGGGGCAGGCAGAGAGTGGCTCCGTTTGTGTTAGTAAATACAATCACCTGTTTATCGTCGGAGGATTGGCACACACCACCCAGCGGCGACGAACACGGTGGCACGCCGGGGATACCCGAGGCGTTGTAGTTCACGCTGGATTGCGTACCAGCAGTCGCAGTCAGTACCAGAGTGATCTGGTTAGTGACACTGGATATCGTATACACCACATTGTTGATCGTGATCTGGCCAGCCCAGCCAAGGCCAAAGAAGTTCCCGCTTGACCACGTGACTGTGGTGCCGGAGGTGTTGACGACGCCGTTGCCGCCGGTAACCACGGTGGGCTGGGGAGTGTAGACACCTGTGCCGTTATAGATTACCGTCCCGCCATCGACGAGGTGGACGAGACCGGAGTTGTTTTCGTTGATCGTAGTGCGCACACCGTCAAAGAACAGATTGGCGGTGCCAGCGAGCGACGACTGAACGAAGTTTTCCTGATTAGGTAAAGACGGTGTTTGCAGGACGATATTCTGGGTAACGTTATCGCCTGTGACTTCGATTACGCCCGCCCCCGATGTTGCGAGCGTAGACAACCCCGCAACACAGGAGCCGTTGCCGTTGCAGCCAGAAGTGTTAATTGTGCCCGATTCGTTGGCCCCAGTCTGTGCCCATGTAAATGTCGTCGTGCCTGCCGAGTTGTTACACGTCACTCCCGTCGTCGGGAACGATCCGTTGAAATCGGTCGTACCGCCTGTCACTTGGAATACTTTTACTTTTGCGCCTTGGGCGATACAAAGCAACCCGTTGGTTCCGTTGGCGGTAGTGGTTGCGGTAACAACATTAGAGGAGCGGGATATCGTAGCGAGATTGGTCTGCCACCCGGTCAGGCGCTTGTTGACCGTGCGCCGGACAGTCGTCTCGGCTCCGGTGTCTCCAAAGTAGTCGATGCCAGTTGTGCCATTGACGATAAGTTCGTGCGTCGTCGTGTTGGTGACGTTGGGACCGATATATATGCCCGTGCCAGCGCCTGTAATTTGCAGCCCATCAAGGTAGTTGCCGTTGGCAAGGGACGGCGTATCGCCGCTGAGATAAACGCCGTATGTTCCCGATCCGCGCGGAACGAGAGTGTTCTCGATCGCTTTGTTGAGGAACTTATTCCCGCCGGAGTTAAAGGTACCGATACCGATCTGGCAGTTCTGGGACTGAACCTCGAATGACGACTCGGACGTGCTCCCTGTAGACGCTACTTGGTGTGTGTACCCGAGGTCAAGAGCGACAGAATTGGCGATCACGTCGGTCAGCCCGGAGTTCTGGCAGTTAAACTCCCCGCCCCAGACGTAGATGCTGGCCACTTTATTGTTGGTCTGAATACCGAACTTGGTCTGCCACGAGTAGGGATTGTAGAAATGAATGAATTGCGTGAAATTGGAACCGCCATCCAGCTCGGCGTACGTCCCAACCTGGTATCCGAACGCAGCCACACCAGTCACTACGGCATCGCGGGTAGCGCGGAAGTCCATAGCGCCGAGACCATTCCCAGTTGTGTCTTGAAAGCAGATGTTGTCGATCTGGAAACCGGAAGAGTTAGGCGATGTACCATTGCCAACAGTGAGGCCATAAATAGGCCCACTAGTTTGAACAACCGTAGCGCAACCACCCGTGCCTGTGGAACCAATGCCGTGAAGATGAACGCCTTTAAGGGTGCTTGTGGTGAGTGCCGCGCTAACTGGATACGCTCCGGCGGATAGCCAAATATCACATCCCGCAGACCCGGAGGTTTGAGGACATGCGGAGATGGCGGATGGAATAGCGGCAGACAGACCGGATGGGATAACCACGAATGGAAGCGCTTGCGCCGACGACGCCGTTGAGCAATTCCACGACCCAGCGATAAATTGAGCGAACGCTCCGGTCCCGCCACCTGTACAGGGATTGGAGCCGAGGAGTCCGTCTTGAACGTAAACGAGATTGGATGCTGTGAGCGAGGAGAGTTGGGAGAACAGTACGGGACCGGAGTAGATGCCGATGGCGAAGTTGTTGGCATCTACAAAAAAGTTGGGCAAATTAGTTGCGGCATAGGACACTTGCGCGGGAGCGGATTGCGCCCACAATCGAGCGCACAACAAGACGGCGATGACGAGCCATTTCCGCATTTATTTCCTTGCTTTGTAATAGGTAGGCTGAAATGGCCGCGACTTCAACGATCCAGTCCACGGCCTTTCGCCAGAGCCTACGCGCTACTTCGTTACCGTCCAACCGTCGCCGCCAGCGTCGCAGGCAGCTTGCAGCACGGCCATGACCTGTTCCGGCGTCGGCAGAGTGCTTCCGGCTGTGGTTCCTACGCGGCCACTTACGTTGAATTTGTAATCGAAGGTTCCGGGTGCTGACGTTGGCATTTTAAGTCTCCTTTAGTTTGGTGCGAATGTGAGGATTAAACTCTGCGGATCGGTGAGCGTTCCGTTAGTGGTGAAGGTTGGCGTTTGTATTGCGGTGATCGGCTTGTAGGCAGTGTAAACCTGACCGACCGAAGTGAAAGTATTGTTTTGCGCTGTCGTATAACCGCTGGCCGAACTTACTGTTCCGGTAGCCGCAAAGCAAGAACCGTAAACCAGTTCATTCGCCTGCGAAGTCGCTCCCGATGCGGTCACCGTACAGGGACCAGCGGGACTGGCAAGAACATAATTCAATGTACCCTGATCGGTTGGCGTCCCATCGCCTTGATTGGTCCATCCGCTTGAGGAACGGAAAGCATCAATCGTCATGGACAGCGATGCGACGGTTCCACCTGTATTCTTGGTGCAGGAAACCTCATCTCCCGAGCCGCCATTCGCGATTAAGGCAACGAATAAGGAGGACATACCTGTAGCTCCATTGTTGGGAGATAAATCGGCCTCATCCACCCAAGTCTCCCCGTTCACGTCACTAACTGCTACCCCTTGGACGCCGATAGTATTAAGCCGCTGACAATTCACGACTACAAGATCGCCGTTTACTGTATTGACCAACGTGCTGATAGAGGTAGTGTTGCCCGTGCAATTCGTGTTCCCGCCTGTGTTGGAACAATATCCGCTCTCCGCTGCGATGTACTGATACGTCGGCCCGCTCGGAGTTTGTGGCGGCATGGAATTCGCTACCTGCTGGATCATGATGATCTGCGCCGATGCGGACAAGGCCAGCAGAACCATCAAAGCCAATTGGAGGATTCTTCTCATACCTAAGTGAGCGTCCACGTCCCCTGCTGAACGTACGCTTCCCAGTGGGTCGCATCAATCCCCACTACACACGCAGCGTCTCCCAATGCCCCGCCCGAGGCGATCTGTCCGTGAGTCGCCGAGATTGCGCCGTTGTACACAATGAACTGCCCAGCCGCACTTGTTACCAGCGTCAATGCTCCAGTATCGCCGGCCGTACCGTTGTAGCCATTCTTGATGCAATACTGCTTACCCGCTGCCGCTGTAGGCAGGGTATAAGTCACTCCAGTGGCCGCAGTGGCTTCGTGGTTGATCGTATAGCCGGAATTGTATGTTCCTCCGAGCGTGGCCGTGGTGCCTGTGGTGATGGTTACAGGAGCTTGACCGTCCACGATCCCCGTAGAGAGTAGTTGGGTTGCGGTCATTGTGGTGAATGCGCCTGCCGCAGCCGTTGTGCTTCCAATAGGTCCGGGGTTGACAAAGGTCTTGCCGTTTAGTGACCCAGCATTGAGATTTGTAACGACCGTTGTACTTGCCACGCTAAAAGGAGCCGTCCCGGTAGTTTGGCTGAAATTAGGAGAACCTCCGATTGTGGTGGGGATGATGGTTCCGAATGTCTGCGTGCCGGCCCAAGTGTTCGCGTTACCCAGATTGAGATCAAGCGTGGTCGCCGAACTTGTTCCGCCTACGGTCAGCGTGGAGTTGGGCGAGGTAATAGTGTCGCCACCTGTGCATGTGATCCCGAATGTCGATCCACTGAGTACAGCCGACGAGCACCCCGAGATGAAATTAAGTACGGGTGTGCCCGAGACGACGGTACCTTGGGTAGTCCCGTTGTTCTCGACGTTGAGCCCGGTGAGAGTACCCGAACCCCCACCCGATTGACCGCCACCGCCGCCGGACTGCTGGGCGAGGGAGAGAGTGGATGCGAGGATCAGTGCAACAACCAGCAGACGTGCGCGCATCACGCGATCTCCAAAGAGAGACAGTAAGCGTCCGGATTGGTCCCCATCACGAATAGCTGGTAGATTGAGACGGGGTTGCCAGGCGAATACATCGCCGACGAATAATAGAACGGCTGATTCCCCGCTGTGGTCTTGGCTAATTTATATATTCGATACGCGGTCGCCGTCATGTTGTACTGGCAGCCTATATAGAGGAATGCGCCCGCGCCGCCATCTTCGAGATCGACCAGAAAGTTGTTGCACTCGATCTTGGGCATGATGAAGGTGCCCGTTCCAAGCGCCCCGACGGCGTGAGCAAACCGGGTAACGGGGTTGACGCCTTGGTAGGACGAGTCGGTTTGATTCCCGAGGGTGACGGTGTTGGCGGAGATGGACTGGATACGAACTGTCTCGGCATGTGCGCCATTCGGGTCGATCAACCATGCGGGTTCGCCGGGTTGGAACATCGAAGCGTCGTTACCTGAAGCGAGCGCGGTCCCCAGAGTGAGAGTGAGCGGCGCACCCGCAGGCTGGGTGAATCCGGCACCCGCCGTCACCCACGAGCCGAATAGAGGCTGCGGAGTGTTCGAGGTGTTGATCGTGAACGTGGATGGGATTTGGCGGTACATGAGCGGCTACCGACCTTTCTTCTTCAAGGACTTGGATTTCGACTTCGGTACCGCAGGCGACGAGGCGATTGCTCCGCCGAAACAGTAGTCATTTACAGGACTCGGATGCGTGCGCTCGGCGGTCACGGATTTGAACTGGCCGCGATTCACCGATGCGCGCGCGTGGTCGATGATGGAGGGAGTGACGGTTTTCATTCCACCGTTACGCCAGTCGTACTCCTGGCGAGTACGCACACTCTTCGGGTCCGTCCAAGTATCGAGAGAGGTAGCAGCGGTGCGGACAGGGGGGATGTGCGCGCCTACACTCGCTGGCATGTTGCGCTGCGGAACCGTGTGAGCGTCAAAGTTATCGAACTTGGGTTTAACAGCCATCACTCCATCTCCTGTCTCGATCTATGTCGCATTCGGCAGATCCACGATTGTGTCTTTGTGTGGGTCCGCCGCCAGTCCGGTACTCACTCCCCCCGGATTCACATACGCCGCCGGATCGTGATTCCATATCCGAGGTTTGCCGTGGGTGATATCGCCAGCCCAACTAGCGTGTTGAGGCGCTTCCTTCTCTGCGCCATAAGACGCCGCGTGGATGAAATTGTATTTCTTCTCGGCTGCATGTAACTCGGCCTCGGAGTTCACAGTGATTGGCTTTCCGTCTTCGCCCCGGATGTGTTGCAGTGTCAAGTTCTGGTACGGGTTGTGCGCGGCCCCACGTTTGATGCCATAATCGCGGGCTACGAACTTGAACACCGCTGCGGTGATTACTTGGTCGGTATCGAGGGAGTGGCACTCGGGACATGGGCGCGGGTCTTCATACCGGGTGCGGATGATCTCGAACTCGTGACCGCAAGCCGAACAGATTTGAGCGTAAAGTGCCATTGAGTTATTGTACCCGTATTGTCTATTACCAGCTCCCCTGCGCGGTCATCGCCGCGAGAGTATCACCGCCCCAAGCGAACACCCCAGAATATATGTCGATCACTGGCCACTGCATCTCGCTCGCCAGCACGATATCCGCGCGCCACAGAGCCTCGTCCGCAGCGGCGGCGGACGATAACCGTTGCTGGTACTCTTTCATCTTGCGTTCGGACAACGCCAATGCCGTGGCTTCGGAATAATTAGGATTATCCTTCGGCCTCCACATCATGGCTTGGGATGTAGCGTAAGAGATCAATGCGTCTACCCTTGTAAATGCGGGGAAATTATCGAGATCGTTCACCAACGGAGTCGATTGCGTGAACGCCAGAAACGGGTACGCGGTCTGGATGTTCGACGCAGGCCACAACTCTATCTGGAAGTTGCCGCTTGGATCGGGCGGCATCGTGGCAGCCAGTCGCGGGAACATCGTGATGAGCCGCGATGGGTCGATGTTCTCGATGAGGGCTTGAGGATAACCCGTGGCCAAACGGTAGTAGAGTTGGAGGTTCTTGATACTGTAGAAGGACTTGATGTTGGGGAAGCTGAAATAATAGGAAGACAGAAAATATCCGGTCGAGGTAATCGTCGGATTCCCCCACGGCAACTCCAGCGTCAACACCTGCGCTAATGGATCGAGCGCGATGATGTTGTAGATCGGAGAGTAGTACCCGGCCCGGAACGACTGCTGGGTGATCGGGAGACCGTTGAGGGTCTGAGTCCATGCGGTGCCAATACCTTGCACGGATGCCGACCCGTACGTGAGTGTGACCGATCCAGTGTTGTAGACACCGGAGGTGACGATCTGGCCTTTTTGCAGGTTCCCATACCATGAGCGCGAATCCGTCCACTCTCTCAGCGCGTCGTTCAGAAAATTCTGGATTTGCGGGATGCTCACCCATGGACAAAAACTGGCCACGTTTCCGATCGCCTGACCGAAGTTATACTGCTGTGTAAACGGAGCGGTGCCGTTGGCGTTCACGAGTCCGGGGATTTGCGGCGGCGGCGTGATCGGCACGTTGGCCCTCTCTTACTCTCTCACTCCCATCCTAAAACTAAGAGCCGACTCTGGGAGGAAGTCGGCTCTCTTGTGGCAGCGGGTGGACGAACATCCCCGGTACAGAAACTTGTTGCGGCCTAAAAACCCTGACAGGTGAAAGCCCAGATTGCCCCGGTTAGGTTCCCGCCGCTCGCGAGTTCAACGCCTGTGCTCGCAACATACACCTTAAGCAAAAACTGTGCGTACCCGTCGAACCCGGCTCCGGTTGCCACCGCCCCGAACTGTGCGATGGGAAACACACACTCCGCGTACCAGCCGCCACTCGCCGGAGATGCCGTCGAGTTCGATCCCGATATCCACGCGGTCTGCAATTTCAGAAACCCGGTCAGCGTGGTCGTAATCGCGTATCCGCCTGTCACGTAATCGCTGGTGCCGGGGACGGCGAGATACGACCGTTGCATCAGCCCGAGACCGAGCAGCACATGCGATTCCTGTATGCCGACGACTGTCAATGCCATAGCTCAAATCCTCTCTCAACTCCCATACTGCAACCATTATCGATTACGGTATCAACACTGCTTTCACGTCGCTGAATCCACCCGACACAGCAGTTATCGCAACTCCCATGGGCGTGTTAGGAGGGGCAGTGCCTGCTGCGGAGCGCGCCGTGGTGAAGTTAGTGGCAGCGCCGATCAGATAATCGCCTGCAACCACAGAGGTGGCCGATACTGCACCCGGCACAAACCCCTGCAAGATGATGAACACGTAGCTGCCGTTGCCGCCGTTGTTGAGAATGGTGTTGGTGAACAGTGTGGTGCCGAGACCGTAAGTGGTGGAGGTGCCGGAGTTCGGTGCCATCCACCCGGCGGCGAAGTTCACGCCACCCACGGATTCGGTCGATACACCGGATACTGTCGTGAACGTGTTGTCGGTGTAGTAGACGGGCGCGGGGCCAGCGACGACAGCGGGGTTGGCGGTGGACAGATATTTTACATATCTCACCATCGTATATTCACCATAACCTCCACCAGAAAGGTTTATGGTGTTTTCATTGGGAGGAGGGAGGATAAAAATAGCTCCGGGGGGGTTCTGCGCCCCGTTAGGGAATGGACTATTGGAGTTGGCAACCCACGGATCAACAGTCCCGTAAATTCCCAATCCGATTTTCGCATTCGACGTGATTACAGGAAAATCATTGTAAGCCATAGCGATCCTCTCCTAGTTCATCCAACCTGCGAACGACGCGATCTCATCGCGAGGTTCATCCAAATTCAGTGCCGCAATATCCACCTGCGGCAAATCGGTTTTGCGTTTGAAATCCCAATCACGCAATAAATCCCAGCGGCCTTCGCCTTCTCTTACGCTGTACCAGAATTTCGTTCTCAAACTCTTTTTGGCATAAGACAAACCCTGAACAAGAGATACATGCTTACAGCCGTCTACAAGACTAGTCGGAATAATCCAGAACCTGCGTTCGTCGAATCCGACTAAAATTAAAAAATCGGACTCCCGATAGACATCACGGTATTCATACGTGATACCGACTGTTTGCAGTTTCTCTTTGGTGCCAAATACAGTGCGTTGAAGAGAAAACTGGTATGCCAGTTTTCCTGTAGGACCACTCTTTCCCGTCTTACGATTCATGGCCCAAGAGCGAGATAGATTGGCGGCTTTTACCTGAATGCGCAAGCCGTCCGGCAGCATTATATCAACACCGTGATCATCCACGACTGGGCGATACGGTTTGAAATCACGAACAAGGAGTTCTGCAATTACCAGCGCTACCCCTTGCTCTCCGATACTTGTGCGTGATCTTTTCATTGCGCCATTTTAACTCACGCTCGCCAGAATGAAACCAAGCCTCGGAGCGGTCACGACAATGTTGCCCCCGAATACGGTCTGCGCCGCCATATCCAGACTGTTCGGCAACTCCTTCCAGCCCGTGAACCCGAAATTGAACGCCGGATCCTCGCTGACGTAAGCGTCAATGTAGTCGGTATTCATGCCGAAAATGTACCCGCTCGGACAATACTGATCGACTACGACACTCATGCCGTTAAACCGGAACGCCCGGAATCCCGCGCCTTGCAAATCGGGATCGATTTCCATCGTCCGCTGCATGGGCAGCATCTTCGCCCAGAACGAGTTGTAGATGGACTGAGTGGTGGCGATGAAATTCGGCTGGTTGGGGCCGAACGTGGCTTGGCCGAATGCGGTCTGGAGTTGCTGGAGCGAGAACGGCCAGGTGGTGCCGGAGTTGTTGAAGTAATAGCCGTTGATGCCGGCGGATGCGCCCGTGCCCACTGACGAACGGGTAATCCCACCATACGTGGGGTAATTGGTACCGTCGTCGTACCCGGCGAGGATACCGTCGAGCGCGATCAGAGGGGAGACGGTACCCTGCCCGTCCTCAAAGAACTGAGTGATGAGGGTTTGGGCGAGGGCTTGCTCCGCGTTCACGACTTTAGGCTCCAAAAAGTTCATCACAGCAGGCCAGCCGCGGTTGATAGCCAAGTCCGTGCGGCGGACTGTGACGTTCGCATAGCTGAATTTGGGATTGAACAACATCGCAGTCTGGGTCTGCACGTAGGAGATGTCAAACACTCCGCCCGGCGCGAACGGGCCAGCCTTCAGAGGGGCGTATTGGAATGGCGCTTGGATCTGGACGCCGCCGGGGTAGGGCTTGGCCATCTCGCCGCCCTTCCAGACTTTGACGAAGGTCGGGGACACTTTGAAAAAATTATCGACAAAAGTGTCGCTCACGTAATTCACGGTTACGGCTTGGATATCGCTCAAGTTCGCCATTGCGATGTTCTCCTGAAATCGTTAACAACTGTGCTACTGAATCATGTCCTGCTGTGCGCGGTCCTGCGCTTCGAGCAATCTCGCCACGCGCATCGCATTCGACTCGCCACCATTATTGGCCTTAGCCGCCTTCGCTTTCGCGATCACTTGTGCCGCCGGGCTCATGCCAGCAGTGACAGTCTGGCCGGGAACGCTCGTACTTGACCGTTGCTGTTTGAGGGCTTCGGCCACTGCGGCATCGATCTCAGCTTTCTTCGCGGTCGCTTGCGCAGCGGTGCGCTTCTCGGCGACGAACGTGTCGTGCGCGGCCTTCATCGACGGAAACTTGATATTGGCTGCGGTCGAATCGGCGACGAACTTTTCAAACGCCGTGCGATCCAGAGGCTCTTTGAATTCCTCGCGGTGGGACTCGCGCACGGATGCGTAGTCGTCGGCGGATTTGATTGCCAAGGTAAGCAGTTCAGATCGGTACGCGGGGAGCTTGTCCTCGGTCACGACGTTCTTTAACCGCTCACTGATCTTGGCGTCGATGCCTGTCTGGATACCATCCAGTTTGGCGAGGATCGCCGCGTATCCACCGGCGTCGTTAGTGTTGGTGGTTACGGGCACAGTGGCAGCAGCGGATGTCGATGCCGAACTCGGCAGAGCGGGAGTATGCACCACAGCCGGAGTGGTCACGGCGGGAGTCTCCAACTCGCCGCCGAAATTCGACCAGATATCGATCAGTTCCGATCCTTTGAGGTCGCGCGCGATCAGTTCCGGTTTGGACGCAAATGCAGCCTTGACGCGGGCCGTAGCTGCCGGATCATCCGCGATCAGGGCTAATAGTTCTTCACTCAGAGTCTTTGCCATATCAATCGTCTCCCATTACCGCGATATCGTTATGCTGGTACCTGCTGCCCACCACCCGGAGGAGGAGGCGCACCACCTGCTCCACCTGCCGCGCTCGCATCCGGCGTTGGATTCGCATCTCCGCTCGGGGGCATCTTGCCACCACTGTCCCCACCCATACCCGACTGCATCTCTTTCACGAGCGATACCAACTGTTGAATCTTTTCCTTCTTCTTCGGGTCTTTGGTCAACTTGTCCCATTTATCGAACACTTCCAGCAGAGTAGCCATGATCTTGGCTTCCTCGCCGGACTGATCGCCAGCGCCACCCGGAGGAGGAGCACCCGGAGCGCCACCGCTGCTCTTACCGCCCATTGCCATGTCGGCGGCAGCGGAGTAGAAACTCGGTGCGCCTTTCGATTTGGAGGAGTCAGCCATGAATGTCGGTTGTTAGTTCTTCCCCGCCTTCGGACCCATACTCTTCCCGTCCCATCCCTGCGGGTACCCGGTCTTCTGGTCCACGCTGACGGGATTCCCCGGCCACACGCCCGATTCCATCTTGCGATGCCCGAACATGTGCATCGTGCCGCCGCCGATCCCCACATCTCCGGGGTTGCCACCGAACGACTCGTGAGTCGATCCCGGTCCGGGACGCTTTCCGACTTCCATGTTCTTACCCTTGCCCTTGGATTCTTTCGCCATGATTGAGTGCTCCCAGTGAGACTGTTACCGCTGTAGGTGATTGTGTTGCGGGACGGTTGTGAGAATCCGCGTATCGCATGACCCCCGCTCGCCGTCCCGCAGATGACTTAACTAACCGAATGGTTAGCGCTTATGTTTGCGGCCGCCCTTACGTCCCTTTTTGCCGCGCCCTTTGCGTCGAGCCATAATGTTGTCCTCCTTCCTCAGATTTGAGTTATCGAATCGGGTCAACCATCCGGCCCGTGGAACAGGATCGCAGGCTGTGGTACCGACTGTTCCTGATGGGGATGATGAAGGCAAGATTGGAATCTTGTCTACGGCAAAGGCCACGAAGGGCAAATTTATTTCGGAGAGAGTTACTTCTTGTGAGATTGGCCTTTGCCTGTGGCGGCGGCAGCGACCGCGCCCAGAGCAATTTTGATCTTGGCTTCCGCAATCAATTCCTGCTGGTTCTTGTCAAAATTAAATCCGGGGTCGAGACGCGCGAACATGCCGCGAGCACTGAGCACGCCTTGCTTCTGCAACGCGATTGCGATGGCAACTTTATCGTCGCGCTGGGTAGCGAGAGTCGAGTCGGGCTTGATGACAAACTGAAACTTTCTTACAAACTCTTCGGGCTTCATGCCGGCGGATTGATTGTAAAACTGTGAGTAGATAGGACGGAAATCGGATGGCGATAATCCTTGCTGGCCGAGAATAGCAACGCGATGCGCAGCGGTATAAAACTGAAGCATGTTCGATACACCCATGAATCCAGTATCTTCGACGAAGTCGGTTAACGCACGAGTCTGTACGCGGACAGGAAGTGAACGCGAGGAAAGAATCTTGTCGATCGAGCCCTCACCGGGTACTTGCTTTTTGCCCAGTGCTTGAGAGATTGCGCTGTTCGTGGACGACATATCCAACTCTTTTGAGAGCGTATCCACGTACTGCATTGCGGCAACAAACGGGAACTCGGCTCGCTTTGCGAATTCGAGCTTGCCGGGTGCATTATTATTGGTGGCGATTTTACCACCCGCAGCACCTGGATCAAGAGCGTCCCAGTCGGCTTTAGGGAGTGCCCCCTTTGGACCAATTAGCGTGGGCTCGTTAATCGAATACAACGAATCGAGCGACCCGCCCAGAATCTTATTGATGATGTTGTTGATCTCTACCCACGGCTTGAGGACGCTGTTCCCCGACATCTTCCACGGTACGCGATTGGGACGGAACACGGGAAAAGGTTTCTTAGCGTGCCAGTAGGGATTGGGAGCGTCTTCGAGGACTGCTCCGCCTGCGGTGCAGATGATGCGCCCGCGCGGATACAACATCTCTCCCGGTTCGACGCGGTACGCCCAATTGACAAGTGGTTCCCCATTGCTGTCCGCGGGCCCAACCGTCACCGTTACCGATCCTTCGTTCCGGCTGTCGTCCGTGAGCCAAAATTCTTTCAGTACCGCTTTCGGGTATGGATCATCCGAGCCCGCCGAGGCTTTGACTCCCATTCTCTTTTTCAGCATCGATCCCATCGTTGCCCACGACGATTTGCTGATGCCCGATGGGCGGTTGAAACCGCCGCTGAGAGAGTTGTTGAAATCGGCATCGCACTCCACCCGCATCGCCGTCTTGCCGAAGCGGCGGATGAGATGGTCCTTGGTGACGACCGGGAAGTACATAATGCATTCCGCTTCTTGCGGATCATTGCCGCAGCCCAGAGTCGCCCACTGCCACGGAGCTATAGGAACTAGTTGTACATCACCCATGCCGCCTTGCAGAGAAGAATTCCATTGAAGTTTTGCCGGTCCGGTGTGGAGAATACCGTAGAGCACCACGTCGTAGATACGCTGCTCGAAATAATTTTTTAAAGCCCAGTGCAGACACAGGGAGTTGAGCATCTCCTGCATCTGGGAGTACTCGCCGGAGAGCGTACCCGCACTGACTTGGAAATCGAGGGCCAGATCGGTAAGGAGAGCCGTCAACTCCCATGCGTGCCGGGCGGATTTGTTCATCACCGGGCGATTGCGAGAGAACCTGGAACCTTCGCGCCACTGGCGATTTTCGTAAACGTAATCCACGAGCCTCATGGTCTCGCGGCACTCACGTTCGTAGTCGGGGTCTTCGGTGGCTTGGGAAAATAAGCGATCAGTGTACTCGACCACCTCTTTTTCCAGCATCATCGCCTTGGCTTGCGCGGAGACGAGCGCAGCCGATGGAGGAGTCTCACCGATAACGGGAGTGGGAGTAGTGGCCACGCTGATGGAATTGTACCAGCAGATGCAAGCGTTACTGTGTCACCCCCGCTTGACGGAAAATGTTAGCGTATTGTTCGACCTGCGCTTGCAACCGTGCGACTTCCTTTTCCAGTTCGGCGGAGGCATCGAGCGCCGCTACGATCTGCGGGCTGGTGGTCAGTCCGCGCTTGCGTAACTTGGCCGCATCCGCACCCGACAGTATGACAATCGCATTGTCGGCGAGGGCAGCGAGATGAGTAGAGATCGTCACCCACAATCGCCCCTTAAACTTCTGCTCAAGCAGTGAGCGAACTTGAGGATGCACGAAAATATTCCATTTGATGTCGGTATCCAAGGGAGAGTCAGGTTGAAAGTCCACGAGTTTCACCATGTTGAGATTGGATGTGGGAGCGACAGTCGCGCCCTGTTCGGAGTGCCCGGCGACGGACATGAGTTGCTGGCCGGAATAGATATGCCCCAGAGGACAGCTAACTTTGTCAAGCTCGCGCATCAGCATGACGTTGGGGTTGCCGTTGGCTTCACAAGCGGCGCAGTAGACGTAGAGGCAATTACTGTCAATAGGTTTTAGGAGAGCAGGCACAGAGCCACCTCCGGTGACACATGCTCAATCGACTCGCTTATCATGCTGTGCGCCCAGCTCTCGTCAATCCAATTGGGGGAATCGAAATTCTTGAACGAGTTGTCGGCGTGACGGTGGTTAGTGACGACTAAGTGGCCACCGCATCCGCATGGAGCACAGGACATCTCTGAGACACGACAATTAAAACGCTTACACTCTTCGTTAAACATGATGGCGCGCGGCCTCCTCCCATGATCGGTAATCGGTGAGACGAGTACTCATCCACACTTTACGATACGTTGATGGCATGATCGCTCCCGGATCGGGCATTCCCGGAAGCGCGCTCACCCACATCGAAGTCTCGACACACAAACTATCGAACGCCGGATAACGGAACTGCCAGCTAAACGCGAACAGCGGAATGGCTATTATCGCCACACGCCAGCCGCGAGTCTTGGGATCGTACTCCTCATCGAAGCGGAAGAGTGCCCCCCAGAACGGAGGCCACCAGCACGATTGCCGCCAGCGGAACATGAACACCAAGAACCTGCCTCTACACTCGGATGATGGACCGATGAGTGGATGAATCCAATCCGGTCGCCGTTTGAACCAATACTTACACTCCAGCCGCCAGATATTGCTGACAATGAAAGATTCCAGCGACCATTTACGTTTCGGCTCCACTCCGATCGGCATGTCGGTTGTCCTTATTCTTGATATCTTATAACTCACCCTCTATCCAGTCCCACAAGAATGTAATTCCCTTCGCCCTCAAATTCGACAAAACACTTTCCGGATATACACGGCAGCCCAGTTTGGTAGTGAGCAGCACTTGCCCATCAGCGGTTTTGGAGAACCAGGGGTTGAATTCGTCGTCACTATCGGAATCGGGAACGCGCTTGTGGGCATAAGCATCCGATTGCAGATCGGCTATGGTTATTGTCATCAGTCGTCCTCTCCGTCACCACCCGCATTCACAAATTCTCCTATTTCAATCTGAAACAGCAATTTGATGCACTCCCCTTCGGGATTCTTGGACCACAAAATAAGTCCCGTACCGTCCGGGCCGGATTCGACGCAACGCTCTTCTACGGGTTTCAATTTGCCCGCTAGCTCCCAGTAGAAAGCGTCGGTAACGCCGATAGTTCTAGTCTTCGTCGCTGGCATCGTTCACGCCTACAAACTCCCCCATTTCGTCGGGAGTGTGCCCCTGCTGCCCACGTCTAAACGAATCCCGGTACGCGGTCACCAGATCGGGATTCATACGTTTCGGTTCGATCCCGAATTGATTGTACAACTCGGCCTCGGGCGTCTGGTTCGTCCCGTCGAAGATAGGCGACCATATGGTGTTCGCTTTCGTCACCTGAATACCTCTGACAATCCACGGGAGCTTGATCTTCACTTTCGCTTGGCACTGGTCGATTATATCTTGGCATTCCTTCTCGGTCGGGTGCTGTGTGTCTACTATTTGCCGGAGGTATTGGTCGTACACCGCATAAATGACAGGCGTGCTGGGCATCAGTCCCGCTCTATCTCCCCGCGATGTCAGATGTTCTTCGTTCCAATTCGCGCCACCTTTGCCGGCCTGATGGGAGGCAGCGATGGCGATCATCAGAGAAAAAACATAATCGTCGTTATTGTCGATACCCTCGGCGCGTCCCTCTCCTTCATACCGGGCAAAGTCGCGCATTTCGGCGATTGTGTGTTTGTTGCGAATCTTTACCGTCTCATCAATCAACGCCTCATACGCGCGCTGGATCATGTCTTCACGCGTTTTGTAATTCGTCATCCAATGGACGTGAAGAGTGGCATTGCCGCTGATCTTATCCATAACGCGCCAGCGATACAACGCGGCGTAGTCTAATTGGTTTTTGAGTTCGTCACCCGTGGTAACGCCGGGACCGAGGTACTCCACCGCCACCTCGGCACCGTGATACCAGTAACCGAGAGCGGCGATGATCCGCGCGTAATGAGAGGCGTTTATTTTCCCATGCCAGTTAGCGACTTGCGTCCATCCATCTTTACCGAATCCCAAGCGAAAAATGTCGCAGGACGAGAAATCCTTTCCCTGCCCGGATGCCACGTCTGCGCTTATGTAGTATTCCGTCGATTCGTCGAGACTATCCGGCTCCTCCCATATCCAAAGGCGGTTCTCGTGTTCGGGTTTTCTGAGCAACTCTTCTGGCCGAGGCGGATGAAGGTTGATGAATCTAGGTGCCGTGTCTATACCCGCGTATTCCACGTCGCCGATCAGTATCGGATCACGGCAATGCAATCTCTCTTGGTCGTCGAGGCACGTTCTCGGGAACGCGCATAGACCGGAAGAAATAAAAGCCACTTCCCAAGTGTCGGGATAGGATTCCTGATACTGATAGATACCCTCCGCGGATCGGGCTTTTTTGATATAGGATTTTATCTTGCGGCGCTGCCACTTGAAAAAGCCTTTGGGAATAGTGTACTTTCCGATGCCATCGCCGATAGTTCGTATTCTTTCACGAAACGCGCTCTCTTTATCGGTGAGAACGAATTGCTCCCTCTTGCGGATAGGCATGAAATATTTGCGGACACGATACACCGGAATGAACAGTGGCTTCCAGTCCGTATCGCCGCCTTCGACAGCCTCCAGCCACATGTTGTAAAAAATCCCGCGCCTGCCATAGCCTGTGGATTCCATGATGGCGCGTGTATCGGGCGCATTCATGGAAGGCTCAATGTCGCTTGTCCAAGCGTCGGACTCGGGCCAGCGAGAGACTTCCGAAAAGTGCGCGCACCTTATGGTCTTGCCAATCGCAATGCCCGCCTCTTTCGCGGCGTTAGAGATGATAAGCGTGGAACCCAATCCCGGATCGGAGAGGCGTTTCTTTTCATCCGGCTCTTGGAATATGTAGTGCGTGTCCTGAACTTCCGACTCGCGCCTCGGACGAGCCCACCAGGGCAAATTATAAAACGCATCTTTGATGCGGCGTGCTAGTTCCGAAGTCGTATCCCGGTTTTGGGCCATCATCAGAGTGAACATGCGCTCGTTGAAAATAGTCGCCTGAAAAGTCAGAGCGCCCGCGATGATCGTGCCTCCGCACTGTCTGGGCTTGACGATGATGCGGCGGTAACATCCATCCGTAGTCCAGTCACGCTCGATGGTTTCTAGAATTAGCTCCTGTTGATCGAGGAGGGGATAGAGAGTTTGTGGGTGACCCTGCTCGTCTTTGATGATGTGGTAATTCTCCAAGTAGTAGCGTCGATCGTATGTACACTTTTCGATTTGGTCGTCTATAAACTCCGAGTAATCGAATTGCGCGTTGACTATTTCCCAAGCACGATTAAAGTCAGAGCCCGCGTCGGACACAAAGAGTTCGTCCAACGCCTCTATAGCGTCATTCAGGCTCTCGTCTTTGCGCTTGATGCCCATTAGTTGCGCGGGTTGTCTCTACGCGGGATAAACACTGGCGTTCACCGGAATTCCGTTTCCTGTCTGACTGATGCACGCTATTAACGAATCCGTCACGATACAGCGATAGCCGTTCGACTGGAGGAATGGCGACTGCTCCATGCGATAGCATTGCCGCATCGGAATGGATTCCCAGAGATTGTTATATTCCTGCTGAGTTAGGAGTTTCAGGGGAAGCTCGCGGCCTGAATCCGTGGTGAGGATTTCTCCGTCAAAGATCAGGCGTTCCGCGTCCCAGTGACCGATTTGCATATCGCGCCCTCCTTTATTGAGCGTATTGTCGCGGCGGGGAACGAACATAGCGGACTATCTCTTGAATAGTTTAGCGGCTATCATCCCGATATCGCACAGCACCACGATCCAAGCCACAATGCGAAACGCCCACAGCATTACCTGATCTGTCCATTCCATTAATTTAGTCCTCCTCGTCTTCGGTATCGTCATCAATTTCGTCGGCGTCGTCCAACTCTATATTGGTTTCTCCATCAGGCAGTTCCTCATCCAATTCCTCTTGCGTTTCCGCATCCGCCACTACCGTCCCCGCTCCACCATTTCCATCCACCACTACTCCCCTGCGCTCCGCAGCCGCCCGCCGTCTCGCTTCAAAGCTCCGTCCACCGCTGATGACGTTATTCTGGGTGTTCGAGTTGTTGAATTGGGCGTTGACCTGGACCGCTGCACCCTGCGCGCGGATATTCTTGGCGATGGAACTCCAGGTCTTGATACCCTCGTTCTGCATCGCTACATCAGGTTCGGTGATCAACTCGCCCGTGTCCGGATGGACTGCCACACCCGCGCTGGTCACCACGACACGTTTTGCGCCCAGTACGTTATCCAGAGCGGCCTTTACCTTGCCACTCTTCGCGGCTTCGATCACGATCTGGTTGCTGATCATATCCACGATCTCGTGGTTGAGCGTGGCTTTATGGGCGAGCATACGGACACGGCCATCGGCGACTTCCTGGAGATCGGTATGCATCTTGGCCGCGATTTCTTCCTCGGACAGTCCGTGAGCGAGGAGTCCGAAGATAATCGTGTCGCGAATATTAGGTTTGTGTGTGATCGGTCTGTTCTTGTAAGAGTGCTTCGGCATCGGAGATAGCAACTTTTGACCGTCCGATGAAGTGTTCCCCTGGAGCAGCAACCGCGTACCCGTCGAGGCCGACTCCTGCGATCCCGCTGCCGCCGACACTGGGAGGTCGGTAGGAGCTAGGAATGCCGGGGATTCCGGGGCCAGTGGTAGAGGAGCCATCGTCTTCTTCGTCCGTCGTGTCTGAGGCGAGCCACTCTCTCGTGCATGTTGTGATCGCGATCGCGGCGGCTTCGCTGCGCTGCGCGACTTTGCCGAAGTTGACGATGAGCTGGCTGAACCTTTCGACCGCTTCGCCGATTTGCTGCCCGTTGATCGCGGAGATGGCATGGGAGGTTTCGGTCCTATGTTGAGTGAGTATAGCGCTGAGTCCGGTAAGGGAGGTAGCCCATTGTTCGCGGTGGGCGGTGAGGGTGGCACGGGTCTCGGTGACAATCTTCTTGAACGACCACGCAACGAATATCAGATAGGCCGATGCCCCGATCAGCAGGGAGATGAAGACGCCGATGAGGACGGAGAGGGCAACGACGCCAAAAGTGCTCACAATCCCGCCTTGTACGTGAACGGTACTTTGATCTCTTTGCTGCTGGTCATCCCCACTTTACCATTGCGGAACGCATCCCGTTTCGCTTGCTGATCCTTTAACGCCTCGGCCATCAACTCGTCCACATCCATCCCACGCGCCGAGCACAGCCGCGCGATAGTGTCATACCCCTCCCGGTCCTCGACGCACAGGAGCATCGACTTGATCGTGTTCCGGTCGCGGAACATGTAGTCGATGGTGACGCGGGAAATGTCGGACACGGATACGGTCATACCGATAGTTTCCTTTCCTTCCACTCTTCGTGCCAGAACTTTTCGTGCAGTATCCAGCAGTGCCGCGCCCACGCGATCTTGTCGGCGTTGTTGACGGCGTTGACGAACAGAGTGAATTCGTCCGGTGGACCGGAGACGAAATGGTGGTGATGGGTGGCCACGAGACTCGTTGGTCCAAGAGATCGGGCTTTGAGAATGACTGGCATATAAATTCGTGCGTTGGTCCGATACGCACCCCCGGTCGGTCATTGCGACAATCGAACAGTATGTTATAACGTACTCACGGTATCAGCTTCCCTTCCCACCATGCATCAATCGGAAAAGGCGGCGGTCCTGCTTTGACGATCATCCGTTTCAGGCGTTCAAGACACTCGTTGCGAAACCACTTCAAGTCGTTTTCGAAACACATATAGTCCGGCATAATCTGATCTTTTTTGAGACTGATATCAATCTGCGCCCCGCGCACGAACGGCCCCACCGCGCCCGGCCATGCCGAGTATAAATGCCATGTATCCGTCTGGGCTCCGTATGCCGTCCAGAACCCGACGCGCACGTCCATGTTCGGCATGTCGCGCCATCCGCCCCACACGCAGCGCCATCCGTGGAACATAAAGTCATCAGGAGCGGATAGCGGTAGGGAAGATAAATTAATGTCGGCCAACGCAGGCAGCGACAACGCCATCGCCGGGGCTCCGGTTGGCTTTGCACAAGAATCATCTTCTGCACAAGAAGCCTCCGGCCTGCACAAAAACCCCGTTGGCTGCACAAGAAGTGGCCCTCATAAGGGGTCACCAGAGGAGGGCTTCTTGTGCAAAGCCGCTCCGGTTATGATACGTTTCAGCAGATCGCGGCGGTTCATACACTATCCTTTCCTTCTACGGACATGTGGTTTCACCCGTCGCTGCTTCCACAGCAAATCTTGCAGGATATCCATCCGGAGCCACAACCTCCAAGGGAACGTGTGCGTGTATTGTCCGGTTGATCATGTCCTTGGTGCCGCGGCTGTATCCATTCCAAAACGCAATTGCTCTGTCTGGCCTTCCTTCATCGAGCATTTGCTGATTACGAATAAATCCTGCCCCGCGACCATGCTTGTCCCAGTCCGCGCGGTAAATTTCGACGGGGACACCGAGGCGGATAGCCACATTGCCTGCGATAACGTCCGCACCCCGCGCTCCACCGTGTATGACAACGGACGGATGTAGTCGGCGAAGATGTTGCTCGATCACCGACGCATCCGCCCATTCTCTGGAACCGCATACAAGTAAACGCATGACAGTGTTCGTTATTTCGTCGGCGCTTTCTCACCGAACAATGTGTGAATCCCGGCCAGTGTCTTCATTGAATCGCCTGACTCTCTACCGTGGCGCTCAAACGTAACAGCATCGCTTTCAGTTCCTCATCTGCCGCTGTGGTCTGCTTTCTTCCCGCTCTTATAGCGGCATTAAACCACTCCGTCAACAGCACCAAATCGGCGGCCATCGCCGGTCGTTTTTTGGCCATAGAAGCAAATTCGTGCGCCCACGCTGCACCATCAGGTGCGCTCATAAGAGAAGGATCACCAGAAGCTTCAGGCATGTAGTTATGCCGAGACACTCTTCTATTGTGTGATTGTTGAGCAGGAGTCGCCCAACGACAGTTGCCCGGTTCATACCCTTTGTCGTTGTCGATGCGATCCAACGTCATACCTTCTGGACGAGTACCCATGTCGGCAAGAAAATAGCGGAAACTGCTGCGCCAGCGACCACAAACTGTTATCCCACGTCCACCATAAATCTTCCACGTTTTCTCGCGAGTACTCTGACAGCGATTGATCATGCTTGTCCAAGTTTTGTATTCGGGGGTTTGCTTTCCTTTTCTAGCATAACCATGCGCGAAGTTGGGATTATTGGTCCCGAGATTGCCCCAACCCAAGCGTTGAGCCCTATCTGCCACCAAGCAGCCGCAACTACGAACAACTAGTCTGCGTATGGCACTGCCCATGACCACTTTTAACTTTCCACAGTCACATGAGCACAACCACAGCGCGGCCCCGTCTTTGTATTTCCCTACAGGCCAGCGAGCCGTCAACCGCCCAAATTTCTTATCGGTAATGTCTTTCATCAGATAAAGAGACCAAGCCATAATCGAACCTCAAAATAAAATAGCGTGGGGGCTTTTCTACCCCCACATTTCATTCAGCGTCCGTTACGTAGTTGGCTTTTGTGCGCCAAAAAGTGAATGCATCCCGGCCAAGGACGCATTTTTAAGCGATTCCAGGTCGTTGAAAAGTTGGTGAATTTTCGCTTGTGATGCGGCATCGAGAGCTTCGTATTCCGTCCTCGCCTGAGCCGCTACCGAGATCAACGCGCCCTTGACAGCGGTAACGTCGGACGACAGATCGGCCTGTACGGCAGCGATGGCGGTGGCGGATGCGGGAGTTGGCGTGGGGCTGATAGTGGATGCTGGCGCAGGTATCGGTGCCGGAGCAGTGGACACGGGCGCAGGAGTCGGATTCGGAGTCGTTGACATTTTCATTCACCTCGAAGATAGATATAGAAATCCGTTATCGATTACTGGCTCGTTGCGGCTCGGCCAGCCCCCCGGTTGATGAAACTGTCGTTATCTCTTCTACTTCTTCCGCGCTGCGGCGACCGCTGTTCCGCCAGTCGGAGCAGCGAAGTTAACCTTGATGCTCGACAGCACCGGAGGCGGCAGCACAACCGGGCTGCATGTGACAGTCTCGGTATCGGTCAGCGCCAGCCCTTCCGCGCTGGTGCAACTCGCGGTCAGGTTGGCTACACCCGCCGACACATACGCGACCACATCGGTCTGGTTGTCGGGATTGGGGGTTGAGGTTGCGATAGCCGGATTGTCAATCGCAAACGTGATATTCGGAGGAACGAACGTCGCGGGCATCGGTGCCCCGGTCTGATCGAAATAGTCAATCGACGCGGTTGTCAACTGACCTGATGCAAGTACCACTGGTCCTTCTGCCATAACATCTCCTTGTAATCCCCTTGGGGGTTGGAATGCGATCTTGATGAAACTCAACCGGGGCACGAGCGCCCCCACCAGTTTATCGAGATCGGCTTCGATACGCTGATCGGTGCGTTCTATTTCCCGGAGTTCATCCAGTTTTGGATCGGGTTTAGGCTGGCGATGGATGTGAAACATGTCGTCCCATGCCATAGTATTGTTCTCCAGTTCTCGATATATCACGGTTAAGGTTGTGGATGTGAGCAAAAAGTGGCAGTGAGGTAAATATTTACAAACTTAGTCGAACAATTCTCCGCTGGCCATCGCCGCGCCGCTTTCTGTCTCGACCAGCCTCTTGGCACCGAGGCGTTGCAGGTACGCATCCACGGATCGCTTGGCGAACCCCATTTTGTCGTGCGATATTCGATTGGCGAGACGCTCGATTTCATAAGCCATTGCGCGACTATTCCGCTTTGTGCGGTTCGGTAAACGCCACGGCCAGTTGCACGATCTGCAATCGCCGCGACAACTCGTTGTAATTCGTCACCATCGATGCATGCTTATCCTTATAGGCTTTCAGTTCGGTGCGCGTCTTCGTCATGGCGTTTCGCTCATCCATGAAACGTTCCAGCACCGCGTTCATTGCGTTATCGGAGAATTTATCTCCCAGTGTTCCCGCCTGATCCCAGCACCCGTAGCCGTCCTCGGGGTGCTCTTTGCGGTAGTGAGAGGCCAACTGTTCCTTGGTATCGAACTCGTCATCGCAGTTGCAGTGCCAGTTTTTCATCTTGGCCATTACTATCCTCCCACCCTAGCCCGTTCCCGTTCCCGCGCCGTCCTCACCCTCGCTTCGTGGGCGGCGACGATCGACAACTCCAGCCGA